TTTGTATGTAAACACAGACGGTAGTACGACATGGACTAATGTAACAACTGCCGCTTAAATTTATTTAGACAACTTTTATTCTAATTAAAAACTAAATAACAAAAATATATAACACCGCCGAATAATGTCTGAAAGTCAAAGTACATCTTCAGGAACCGAAGAGGGTCCGCTATCGATCCGTGATACTGGATTACCTACTAGATATGCACCCAAAGGATCAATTTACTTCCGCAACGATAGTACTCGTTTATCTACACGTATATATATATAAATATAGATGGTGGTAATACATGGGTTAATGCGGTAGCCGAGAAGACTACTGGAGATAAATCTGGATAATATAACATCTAATACATAAATCATATCAAAAAATATACATTTTTGTATTTTTTGAATGTAACCTATGCTTCACACGCAGACAAATCTATGATAGCAGGTTGTTCGGTTGTTAGCGTGTAAGGAACTGCATCTGTACGGAATGCACTTGCTGTATTTTGCGCCCATAAATGCTGTACATCTGTGTTTTCAGTTCCGTAATACGCTGCTCCACTAGCATACGTTACCACATTAGTGGCACCACTAAAATCAGATAGACCGCCAAATGCTACTTCGTAAGTTGATGATCCGACACTTGACATTTGAACAATGACACGATATTGAACGATTGAGTGGGCTGTTTCCTCTTTAACCAATCCCTGCCATGGCTTATAGGCTCCATTTATTCCGACCGACAATACTCCACCTTCGACGTAATATTGTCCAGTGCCAAACCAAACCTGTACTTCGCCATTAGCGGCTTGGTATATAGGATGTCCTGAAACACAATATACCCGTATTCCTAATTCGGAATTGGTTACAGATACTGTATCAGCAGTCATCGGAATAAGTGAACCGCCTGTGTCAGAATTAGTTAATAGCGTGAATGTATGTTGTATTAACACAATGTCAAGTTCTTCTATTTCTAGAGGATTGGTTAATAATTCAGCACTTACAGGAACAGAATTTCCCGAACCACGTGCAACCGCTAGGACACGAGTACAGTCTTCTAATTGTTGAGAAATAGTCACTGGCGAACCATTCAAATCAAACGTGTCGATTAATACGTCATTTGCATACACTTCAACACTACCACTTGCAAGGAATACACCCTCTCCATTGCGCACATTGATACGTACTGTTACATTATTACCACCATCACCACCACAATCGGCACGGCATGAATTTTCCTCAGAGGGATTGCAAATGCCATCACCGCAAATAGGTGTAATAAGACGCGAAACTGCAAGTTTTGCTTCCGTAAAATCAACCATATTCATCTGAGCACATTTACTAAACTGTGTAGCGGCCGCAACTACAGATGGATTCATAATATATGATCCGGCGCATTGACACTCTTGGCACGAACATGCACGATAACTAACTCCGTCGTGAGCATTGGCAAAATTATGTCCGAGTTCGTGTGCAATAACAACCGCAAACCGCGTAGTTTCACCCCATACAGTCAAGCTAGAAGAGTAATCATGCCAGAAGGCTTGAACATATGCAATACCAACAATACCTTGGAATGCAAAATTTCCCGTTACAAGATGGGCAATTGTAATATCACTGTATTGTTCTTCATGACGAGCCGTCCGCCACCACGGGCCAAGATGTTCAACTAGTAAATCAACTTTGTCTTGGTTAAGATTACCTGGAATAATACGATTCCACGGCTTGCCAGCATTTGCAGGAGAGTCTCCCCATTCGTATACCCATACTATGTGAATTCCCATCTCGTTCCAGTAAATGTTGGATGTAAAGTCGAGCGCAGGGACAAGTACCTCGAGGACTCCATCACGTCCTCCAGCTCGTTGGACGAACGCATCGTCGATGAGGACGAGAATCTTCGCCGTAACAGGACCACGACTGCTCCCAATACCAGTATTAGTCCAAGGGCTGACGGCAGGACCAACCACATCGATATATTCATTTGATTCCGAGCGGGGGGCTCGAAAGGAACGGATATTTTCACTGGTTCGAGATTCTTCTGCTCCGTCAGTTGAGGGGGCTTCTAACCCTTCACCCCAAATACTTTCGCCTTCAAGTGTCTTATTATGACTGCGAACAATTGTCTCACATCCTAATTCACGAATAGACCACCTCTCTTCGGGAGTTTCGATGTAAATCTCTAGACGAGGTTTAAGATATCCAATACCGATGCCTTCGACGGATTGGTGACCTTGCCATATTTGAACAGGTCCTTGGTATGCCCAAGCATCGGGCTCTTGTTCTCCTCCTAAATCATGATCCGCGTGAGGAACCTGTTCGAAATTTCCCACAAAATCGCATCCAAACGCCGATACATCAAATGTTAATGTTTTTTCTTCAATTGAAAGTACGAGAGGACTTTCAAGGGTCTTTTCGGCTGTCAGAATTTGAATTGCTCTAACATGACCTATTGTAATAACAACGATCAAAGTAGCAATCGACAAAAATCGTAATGCCATTGATAACTTAGGTATACAATGTCAAAAATATTTATTTAAAATGAAATAATAAAAAAAGTTTAACATTGTTTTTAAAATTATTGATTAAAATTGTCGATCAACTACTAGATTGATGACGACGGCGAATTGCACCATTCCATCCCGATTTCTCCATCGCATATTTCACAGCATCCATTTGCAGGCTATGCCAATCTTCTTTAGACATGTCTGAAGGGCGTTGGGGTCGTGAAATATCATTATCTTCATCGTCGGATGCATCTTCATCGTCGGATGCATCTTCATCGTCGGATGCATCTTCATCGTCGGATGCATCTTCATCGTCGGATGCATCAATATATTCACGTAGTTTTGCTAATAATTCTCTCATTGGAGTATCCATAAATTTTTCGACCATTTGTACGGCACAAAGATGCTTAAGTTTCTGAACTGTTTCAGGACAGAAATCATTAGTTATCTGTTGTAGACGAGCATCCTTATCTGCGTCTGACAACCCATTCTGATGATCAATTTTAACTTGATTCATTTGCTCTTTTTCTTCGGACGTTAGTGCTTCGAATACCTCAACTGCCCATTCATCGTCGGTCTTTTTTTCACCGCGAAGCAAATATTTCATTTCATCGTCAGACATTCTTGGTAGCGGTTCAACATGTTCAGCATCATCAAATGAAATATGAGTTGATATCATTGTTGCTGGCACAGGTTGGGGTGTACCAATTACATTTAGATTTACTACTTCGGCGCGTCGAATAATACGTGCACGCATCTCAGCAACCTGATCTTCCGTCGTTTGTTCTTCGTCATCTGATTCGGAGTCTGATGGTAGTATTTCATCGTTTGGACCGACAAGTTTATACCCATTAGGTGTCCACTTACGCGTACGGCCTTGGTTGTCAGTTATGTGAATTGTCATCTCTGGATGTTCATCTTCATCATCCGAATTAGGGTTGTTATCAATTTGAATCTTAGTTGAGTAATCACGATATATATCATAGAGTACTATTGAGGGGGATACACAACGCTGTTAGCACGGCTTTCCACATTACCCATTGCACTCCAAATGGGGCAATAATAAGACCTGCAAATACACCATGTTGGCGTCCAAATTTCCATGCGATACGCAATGATACAATAAATGTAGCATATATAATGATCATACATATGTCGAAAAGAGTTTTAAACGTTGGCAAACTTGGGATGTAAATGTATTCTAAAACATTGTAAAGAGTTTCAAAGTTGAGATCCGAGGTGTTGGAAACAGGTATGCTACTCATACTGTGTGTAATTGGAAATAACATTTTAATGATATTATCATGGACCCCAATTACGATATTATTGTTAATGCCCTGAAATCAAGTGCCAATGGATTATTAATTTTACAACATTTCCCACAATTGACTCTGCTCGGCCAGACAGAATTTGATTACAAATCGCTTGGAACAGTTGAAACAATTGCTAAGGGTGAATATAACCCTACAGAGAGTAATGTTATTTCACCTATTATTAGCATAGAATATTCAGCACCATCATTTTCAGTCGAGTATATACCAGAAAATATTTGCCAATGGGTTGAAGTGGGATTTGCCCATAATGGTATTCAGATAACATATCAAATAGTTAAGGCTGGGTGGATTTATGACAGTCGTGATGACGGATATATGATGAATATGAGCGATCCTAAAATGGTAGGTGGTCGAGGACGTATATTTAAACTTCACCTATTCGTTGATGTCATTCCTGAGATTGATGATAAATATTGGGCGTTTCTGGCTCCATCTAAGAATACTGATGATTTCCGCATCGGATACATAGGTGGAAGCATGTTGAATATGACCCAGGTGCCGGCTACAGGAAGAGTGATTGTTATTGGTAAATATACTGGATCTAAATACACAAAAAAATCAATATTGCTTCATGCTCAACGTAATAACATTAATGTTATCTTTATGGAAGATTTGAACCGTTCACGATCATCATCTTATTATGTCGAAGAACCATGTGAGCCACCAGATACTCCACCGCCGACTATTCCCGTGGAACGACAAGTATGGCTCGACTTTATGAGTTGGCCAAGTATGTTTATGAAATGGATGGTCTCATTAATTCCTTATGCTCCCAATCGCACGATTTAATTACATATACATCGTTTTATACCCAGTAGTTTCATCTTGCGGTTCCCAGAACATATCTTCAGGATTCACATTATCTCCAACAATGACAGGTGCTGTTAATTGACCAGTTAATAACAACGTATTAATTTTTTGGAATGCGGTTTGGAGATTACGTTGTAATTGGCGAACGCCCTTTTCGTTAGATTGAGATAAATTGACAAACCTAGCAACGCCTTCATTAGAAAATGAGATATCATCTGTTGTTAGTGTCAGATCTCGTAGAATGCGAGGAATGAGTGCGCGTTGGGCAATCTCCACCTTTTCATCAACAGAGTATGGATTAAAGAGGAACTTATGTGCACGATCTAATAGAACACTATCAACACGCGATTCATCGTTATAGATAAGAATACGGATGTGTCGTGACACATCAACCGATCCCAATCGTGCCAGATAATCATCACGGAAGTGGTGGGATTGGTCAATATCGCAGTAATGGATCAATGCACCGAATACACTGGGTTTATCAATCTTGTCAACTTCGTCGATGGCTACTACTGGGTTCATACAATCGGTGGAAATCATCGCCCTAATCGGCTCACCTTCCTTGCTACCCACCCAATGCGACTCGCTACCACGGATTAAGGAAGCATCTGCGATACCACCTAATTCAATCTTATGGTATCCGCGGTTAAGTGCCTTTGCAATTACACCCGCCAATTCACTCTTTCCTGTTCCAGGTGGGCCACAGAATGCAATAACAATACCTTTGGCCTCAGGATTACGAACATATTTAGCAACAATGTCAAGTATAGAACGTTTGATGTGTTCTGCACCAACGTGTGTTTCGGTTAAACTTTGCCATACTTGGGCAAGATATGCTGATATTTCAACACTCGTATTTTTCATTGACACGGGAGGACGGTTGTATTTTCCCCAAGGAACGCGTAGAACTTCTCTCACCCACGCTTTACCACCGTGCATCCCATGTGGGTCTTGCCGATCAAGTTCGCTGTAAAGCACCTTCTTTTGTGCCGATGATAGACTTGATACCATTACCTGTTCACGCAGGGATGGGGGCATCTTGTCGTCGGGCCGTTCATAGTTGGGATGGGCACATACACGTTCTTGGTGTTCCACCTCCTGTGCAATTTGGATCAACATACCATCTGCATTGCCATCATTGTTGAGACCATCAACAGTTACTGCATTCAATCGGATAATCAGACGATGACGTGTTTTCTTATCTACGGGGAGTGCCTTAATCCTTTCAACCAGAGTGGGATAATCAGGAACCTCACCCATAGTTTCATAGTAATTTACACGACGTCTAATCTCGTCAACAATCATGTAAGTCTCACGAGTGTAGTCGCCACTCTCAATTAAGACATTGTATAATTGGAAAATTTCTCGTTTTTGGTCAAGTGTAAGGTTCATTTCGAGAACCTTGTAAGGAGACGGGACAGAGGCCTTCATATGTTCCTTAAGTTGCTTGAATTGATCTTCGGTTGCCGTATAGAGTGCTTGAACTTCTTCGTCCTCAAGTTCGCTGTCTTGTAGGTATTCTTTGTATCGGTCAAGCGACATTTCGAACGGAGATGCAGATTTACTGAAGAAGTCTTCATTGTTGAACATCTTATTAAGTGCTTCGGCAATACGAGGAGCCAACGCCATATCAATCGGATCCGCATCACTATCATTAATGAACTCACGATCTAGAAGTGCTTGTTCGCGATCCCAATCAGAATTGTCGCCAATAGTGTCTCCACTGATTTCCGAAATAGTGTCAAGTTCTGATCGCATAGGTGGAGGTAATTCGGCGGGAGACATCGGAGGCGACCATCCGACGGGAGGTTGAGTTTCAACGGCATCTTCGGCCAATCCGCCAATATTATCTTCCTCATCCGCACTATCTTCGTCATCGCTATCAGGCACAACACGGGTTCTCTTACCAGTCCTTGCCTCGATGGAATGTATAACACGTCCACTACGAAGACGGATTGTGTCATCTCCAGTGGGCTCATCGACACCAATAGTTGTCGTGACGGGACCTAGTAGTGGCTCAGGTGGAGGCGGAATACGTTCCTCGCGAAGATGATCCATAATCTTACCCAGTATCACACAGTCCTTGCGGTTGTAATCGCGAACCTCTTTCATCTCGTCGTTTGTTCGAAGATTTCGTCCCTTCGCACGAACCACAATCATAACGGCACCAAGACCGTCGGCACATTCACCGTCGTATGTTTCATCAATGTAGTTAAGTGCATACATTGCGCGTGTAATGGTTTTAAGACTGTAATTAAGTGCACCTCGAATGGACACTGGCTCATCGCGGAAGATCTTAAGCATATCTTGGAAGTTAGGAAGATTAGATGGGTGGATATCATGACGACTAAATGCTGACGTGAGCATTCGGGGCTCAGCATGAGACCAATGATAACACTTGTTATCCCCTACAAATTCAATAAACTCACGAACGATCTGTTCCTCCTCGTCATGGGTGGTTTGGTTAACCATCATACATTTGTATTCCCATTGGTTTTGGTTATCACTCCACCACGCTACACCAATCATAAAGATATACTCACCTGCACCAACATATGGAAGTTCATTAAAATCATCATCGGTTGAATTCTTACTCTCGAAATCAACAAAGTATTCCATTTTGCCACGGGCGGGTGAATTTTTCCAACCTCCGATATTATTCTCAACATGCACTGGCCAAAATGGTTCTTTGATTTCGCCACGATTAACACGGAGCATTTGATCAATTACTAGACAGCGAGAAGGTGCTGTTTTAAGTGTAGTGCTTGTGCACTGTGGATCTTGCCATGAATAAACTTCACGTGAGTGGGCATTTTGACGTTTATTAACACCACAGTAATAAACACTCGTGATTTCACCAATGTCATCAGCCAGATCGGCCTTGGCTCCATGCCAAGGACTATCAAACTGGTTCTTCATATTGGGGAATAATTCTGGGATATGTTCGTCGTTTTCCCAAGGGTTCATGATTTTTCCTTCTTCGCGGACACGTCTAATCCACGCAACAGCCTCTTCTACCATACTGTAATATTTGGCATCGAAGGGATGTGAGAAATCAACATAACCTAATCTGTCCATAGCCGATTTATTGGTGTGTCGTTCACCCTTTCGGCGTAAATTCCACCCTCGGCCGAGTAAATATGCAAGATTGGGTCGGTGGCCTTGCATTTCATCAATCATTAGATTATACATCAGAAGTTGTCCTTTGTTAGCAGGAATGGTGCCGCTGTTCAAGACACGCTGACCATCTGACGAAAGGGGGAGCATTTTAAATTTTAGATCAACAACAAGATAACACCACCTGTTTGACCAACGACATCCGTGTTTTTCGACACGGGCGTGTGGGAATAACTTTCTAACATAATCCGAACGGATTAATAAGTCTGCAATACCGTAATATTTCAACTGATCATTACGTAACACCGCCTGATAGATGTATGGTCGTCCTTTAGACATCAGGTCAAGTGTGCGTTCATATTGTTCATGACTGCGACTACTAGGGTCAGGAGACACCTCGTCAATGACATCAGGTGCTACTTGACCGCGTAAGTATTCGATCATTTCGGCCTCGAATTCGATACCCTTTTTTTTAATCCATTCCATGAAGGACTTAGGATCAAAGTCATCACGACTACGACCCGTTTTCTCTCCATGAAATTTGAACCAATCAAGAATAGGATCTCTCATCATGTGGGCAAAGATGTTACTCGGCGATATATATCCCTTGAAGTTGAGACGTTCGGTCGGTTGAGTGGTATGTCCATCGGATTGTTGACGCCGAGCACGCCGTTGGCTTCGGGTAACGGGCATGCGCCTTATGGTATTATACTATACCTGAAATTTTAAATAAGAACAATTAGCATACTAAAGAATATTATAAACGTATTAATAATGATATCTAGAACTTTGGCTAGATCCGATAATCATTTATTATGGCGATTGATCAAATGTAAATTGAACAAAATTACACATATTTAGTATAATTGACCTATTTTATACTAAACGTAAAAAATTGAAAATAGTATCACCAATTGTCAGAGTAGCAAAGTGGTCAATGTTTCCAAGATTGGAACGACTATATGCGTGAGACTTAAGATCTCTTCCTTCGGGTTCGTGGGTTCGAATCCCGCCTCTGACAATTTTTTGTGTATAAATTTCACTTATTCATTATTTAATTTTTTATCGGCCTTTGCAATTCTTAACTGTATACGTAGTTCTGTGTTTCGTAAAGCCAATTCTTTATTATTGATTTTGAGAAGAGTATGTCGTCGTTCAAGATCATACATGTCTCGTCGCATCTGCCTAACAACGGCTCGCATATTTCGATTATATCGTTGTTGATATATAGACATCTTAACATCTTTGGACATGTTATAGTCTATTAAAGACATATTTAATATGTGGCGTGGTGTAAAAAAATTGAAAAAGTTTTTACCAATTGTCTTGGGATAGACGTTAAAAGCATCCTATGTGAAGAGCACCTATAGCTCAGTGGTAGAGCAGCTGTCTTATGATAAGAGACATGTCTGATTTGCTAGCAGCAGGCCCCGAGTTCGAATCTCGGTGGGTGCAACTCACATATTTTTTATGCACTATATCTTAACACACCCGCTCCATTTGAAAAATCAGAAGTATTAGGATCATTTGGAAATCCAGTACTATACATAGTTAGTTCTTTATACATATGTATAATATTTTTAGCAATATCAGCATGTTGAGGATCTAAATTATCCTCAATATATTGAAAACATACGTGTCTACTTTTGTAGAATGGTTCATTTTGTGTTGCTTGTTGTCCTGCTTGGGTGGCTTTTGTGAATATTGTTTTAATATTATCAAGAGCATGTCTATCCGTAATATCTCGCATAATCTGACATTTATCGAGGGGATATAGTATATGTAATATACTAATGCGATCTAGTATACCAGCGAAAAATAAATCATTCATTGTATGCTTATAGTATTGGTTATTTCTAATATAGAATACAATTCGGCAAGTATAAATAATCATTTTTTTTAATTATTAACGTATCTTATATATAATCATGGCAGACCAAGTTGCATCTGTTTCATATGTGAAACTACAAGAGGTTTCGTCCCCAGGTGCTCCACCAACTGGAACATATTTATATGCTAAATCAGATAAAGCACTGTATTATATTAATGCGGATGGTACAGAAACCCGTGTAGATAAACATCCTTTGAATAATCGCCGTGTATTTTCATTGGACCAAAGTATTCAAGAAACTACACCCACTGCAAATTATGGATTTGGGCAAATCATCACTGTTGATGACACATCTACACGGTTAGCGGTTGGGACAGATACATCTAGTCAAACTATCACGATACTTCTAAGAACTATTAACACGTGGGCCGTGGAACAAGTTATAACTAATACAAATTCATATAGTCGTTTTACGGAATGTATGAGTTTTTGATGCAACTGGAACAAGGTTGGTTGTTCAAGTAAAAAATGGAACTGAAATTCGTGTATTGGTATTTAAAAGAACCAATACAACATGGGTAGAAGAATATAACGCTGCTGCATTTGGAAGTAGTAATACTGCTGATAATATTGATGGTCGTAACCGTTCGGTAAACATGGATTCTACAGGAACCAGATTTGTAGTTGGATTCGGTGGAAGTGCAAATAATGGACGGGTATCCATTCACATCAGAGATGATACTTCTTGGTCAATTGAACAAACCATTACAGGATCAGATTATGGTATGGGTGTTGCGATCAATAGTGATGGTGACACTATAGCCATTGCTGCTGACACTGTGATGTTAATTTATGACAGAAGTGGTACAACTTGGACTGAAACACAATCAATTGGTTCAATAGATTTTGATGATGTTTCTGGTGATTTTGTTGATATTGACGGAGATGGCACACGTATATTAATGTGCAACAGATCTAATGATGAATTTCGTGTATATGTATTAAGTAGTGGAACGTGGAGTTTAGAGCAAACGGTTACAGTTCTTAATGCTCGTTTTGGTGCTATTAACAAAGACGGAACCAGACTTGCCGTTCATAGTTCTACCGACGATGTTATTTATGTTTATGCAAGACTTGCCGATACCGATGATTGGTATTTGGACAACACACTTACGGGTTATACCAATACTTATCATTTCTTAGAATTCGATAATGAAGCATTACCAAGGTTATTCGTAGGAGATACAAGCGATGATACCACTCAATCCAACGCTGGTATTGCAGATATTTACACAAGCACACTATTTGACCATCGTGTAGTAGGTATTAATCAATCGACAGATAACTCCGTGCCCAGATATGAGGGAACCAATGGTAATATTATCCAAAGTTCAGGAGTGACTATTAGCGATGCTGATCAGTTGATGGCCGCAACTCTTCAGGTTACCTCTGCTAGTGGCCCGACGGTAACTTCGGGAACAGGAGCCCCTTCTGCAACGGCCGTTCAGGGCTCCATCTATATTCGCACAGATGGTTCTTCCACGTCAACTCGTATGTATATCAATACTACAGGATCAACCACATGGACTGCCTTCACAACCGCAGCATAAAAAATATATGACATATACGCCATTACTTACATTTCTTTGACAATCAACCATATTTGGTATATACGAGTGGCTCTTCCAGGAGGACATGGCCCACCGTGAATATCAGCCAATTGTTCTTCCAATAACGATATCATTTCATCCATATCATCTCGCAACTCACCGTCGCGAAACATTTTTTGATAAACCGCCCATAGCACATCATCGGCATATTGGTTATTACTGACATCAAAATTGGGCTCTCGTCCAATGTCATTTGTGATTGCAGTGAGCCATCGTAATGCTCGAGCATTAGTGAACTGATTGGCTAGATTACCAAATGCAGAACGTTTCTGGTCATCTGACACATTCAATCCTCGCACACACTCGTAAAGGTTGCCGTCATAGGCGTGTGTATTGAGACGTTCGGCCATACTACTATAGTATAACATATTATAGATTATGCAAAAATTGAATAATCTATTACCATTACAGTAATGGACCCATCGCAAATAGCATTATGTGAAGTCCACAAGCGATCATCTCGAACAACGGTTCATCTTAATTTATTTAGACGAGCGATAGGCGATGTATTTGAATTTTACAACATGATCAATATCATTAAGGCGCATTTTCAAGGAGAAGATGGATCTGGATTAATGTCTGCTCGGTGTATCGAAATGGTTATTCATGAATTGATTAGGAAGAATTCAAATGAAAACATAATACAATGTAATGAGGGAGAAGCAGACGTATCAATTTATGGTCATCTTTATTCGATTAAACATCTTCGAGGTAAAGGTGTATTGGCACTTGATTGGTCAAAAAATCCATTACATGCACCTGCGAAATCTCGTTTCACATGTGATATCATTATCATTTTAAGTGGATCTGGTCAATGGTGGAAAAAAGGACCACTAAAAGGCGATTCTGAAATCGATTATACAGTTAATTTACCAAGTGGAATTTACTTTATTAGTTGTGAATGGTGTCAACAAAATACAGTATTGTCATCTAATAATAAAACCAATTCAAAAATAAGTGAACGGTATGTTTATGAAATACTTAACATGGCGTATAAAAAAGGAAAATATTTCCAATTATCTTTACCTGATACACCTAGATACCATAAGTGGTCAATTACTAATGGCTTCGAATAGAGGTTGATCTTGAATAAGAAACATTGCACTTCGATAAATCACTTCAACATTGACAGCATTGCCGACTTGTTTATATATACTTTTTTCGTCATATTTGAAATCTTCGGGAAACGATTGTAATTTTAGTAATTCTTGAGGCACAAGTTTTCGATTGAGTGGTCCATATACTGGAGTATGGTTTATTGCTACAAGTGTGGGAACGTAATCAATATTTTTTACACGTATTCCCGAACCACGGCAAGACCATAGTAATTGATCCAAATTGCCAATAATATTTTCTGGAACTTGCCATTCGAATTTTCGCATAGCCCCTTTCCAGTGATCATCTTCACGTGATTGTGTCAGCCATGGATGTAATAATGTTTTATGTTGTTGATAAAATGCTCTATTTTTATCAATCCATGTTGTGTATTTTTTATACATAACTTCATGATCGGCCAAATCAACATCCCATAGATCTGTCCATATTGGAAATTTGGGAATTGTAATATTATTATCATTACATATTTTGATAAATTGGTTCCAGACTGCTTTAACTGCCTTCAAACTTGTTGATATAGTAGATTGATATTTATCCGAAACAAATTGTTCTAACGTTGATAATAATGTAGTCTTTGGGTGTTTAGCGACGTCTGGCCTTGGTGGAAGTACACCTAAATCTTTTCGTTTACATAGAATAATAACACGTTCTCTATTTTGTGGCACGTTAAAGTGTAAAGGACTTAAAATTAATGGCTGTTCGTATGTATAATACCCTAATTCATCAAGAGATTTCAGTATGGTTTTCCAAGTTTGACCATTGTTGTGGGACGCTAAATTTCTCACATTTTCTAATATAAGGTATTCAGGTGTATGATGTTCTACAATACGACATATGTCATAAAATAATGTTCCTCTTGTGTCCTGAAATCCATTTTGTAATCCAGCCTTGCTAAATGGTTGGCATGGAAATCCAGCACATAATATATCAAATGGTGGTATTTCAGTAGGATCTATTTCCCTGATATCGCCTGCTACTTCCATTCCATAATTAGTTTTATATGTCGATTGGCATTTTTTATCGATATCTGAAGCGAATACACAATTGTATCCCATCTTACTTAACGCCAAATGAAATCCACCAATACCACAGAATAAGTCAATAAACTTTTTTGGTTGTGGTGTGAGTGATATGACGAGAGTTTGTAATTCTTTTTTTCGTAAACGACTATAATTTTTAATACCATTATCACGACAGTAATTTTTCAATTGATTGACTGTCCATAGATGTATATCTGACATGTATAACCATATACATAATCAACTTTTAATACATTAAAATTTCATCTAAAGAATTGGAGACACAATATTGTGCGGACGCATAGCTCAGTGGTAGAGCATTCGACTGTTATGATGATACTAGCAATCGACAGGTCGCAGGTTCGATCCCTGCTGTGTCCGTATTTTTTGTGTTCGGAGAAGTTTTCAAACTATGATATTTTACCAGCATAGGGATGCTGGTAGGGCCAATTTTTCTTTGTAAATATGACAAAACTGAGGTCATGTGAAGACGATCACTATGTATTATGCACTCATATGACAGCACAAGTATAACGGTCATAGTAGCACTATGATGCAACCATTAACCTATACGTCATCTCATACGTTGCCACTCACCAAACATATCTGAATTTGGCGAATTGAAAATTTGAATTACCATTTAGAGAAAACTATAATCGTCATAATATGGGATGTATGCAAAAGATAAATACGCAAACAATCAATGATGTTGTATATGAGGTATATCAGTTTTGTACATTGAGTAGAAGAGATAGTATAAAACTTCTGTTAGATAATAGAACCATCTCTTGTGATCAATCACAGTTAAGTGGAATGGTTGATTGTCTATTTGCAACAAGACATGTTAATGAACTTGCCTGTATTGAAGAGGAGGAGACTAATAGTGGTTTATGTGAAACATGGATAGTTGTTGTGAAAAAATAATATTGCATTTCTGTCTTTTTTACACTAATCTTCGTTGTTCTCAATGTTATCACCATCAATGCAAACAAAGCCGTCGTCATCGTCCGTCATGGCAGTTGCACTATGGTTATCGTGACTACAATCATGGTCACCATCATTCGGAACGACTTCATTCTTGCCATCATTATCGTTGTCGGTGTTATCCTCCTGAATATTTTCATCATTAATAACAATCTTAATCATGGGTGGGAAATAATCGGGAATAACTGGCTGTTGGACGTTATTCTCAGGAACTTCATCTGGTTCAATGACCTTGTTGTCATTTTCATTCGTGTTGATAAAATATTTCCGTTCCTTAAGAAGTCTAGCAACCAAATTTGCAAGTGCGTCAATCTTTGCCTGAAGAATACCAAACTGTTCATTAGGTTGATCGGGAGTAGTTTCCGTTTCTTGGATAATATTAGGATTACCGATGGGAACAAGCATGGGATGAAGGTTTTGTTCATCAGCCCAATGCTGAAGTTCGACTCGAGACATATTTAGAATGCGACAAATACGTTTTTCACAATAAGCAAATCGAGAGAATAATGTATTTGCTCCTTTAACCTCATTTAGATAGCATTGATAGTTGATAGGTTCTTCGTAAAATGCATTAATCCATTTTTCATGATCAAGCGTCAGAAGATCGTTATTGCTGTTAGGCGTTGGGTTCTTTGCAACATACATTACTGTTTTTGGAGGATTGCCAGTGTTATATCTCTTAACACGAAAATCACGGAAGAGTTCTAGTATACAAGTTTGCTGATACTGAGACCGTCCTGAATTTTCCTCGACCATACGATTGTAAATTTCTTCGATACGGTTGATACATTTGGTTAAATTTTCATCTGATTGATTATCTTGAAATTGTTCTATAATTTCAAGATAATCGTAATAAATATTATCCATGTTTTCTCTGTTATAATTATTGATTATTTCTTTATATAGAAAATAGAACATCGTCAATTGATGATATAATATGATTAATTTTTTGAGCCTGTTATATTTATCAACTTTCAAACACCTTAGGTTCGACATCATATCGCATACCAACCCCCATGGCTCTCATCTCTTGACTGAGCAACTTGGTTGTCCATGACGCATCAATGGCAACAATATTAGCGTTGTCTAGACATCTCTTACATCTGTAAATACTCTTCTGTCGGTTAACGACAACATTTTCACGACTACCGCAATTCGAACATAAGTATACCTTGAAGTGATCACTGTCGCGGTAGAATTTGTCATTAAGCATCGACATCGCTCCTGCTGCAGTAAGAACATCACGTTCCATCTCACCAAGACGCAAACCCTTCTTCTTACCTGAGTCAACTGGTTGGCGAGTAATTGCATCTGTTGGGCCCGAAGACACAGCATTGAGTTCCTTAATACCGAACTTCTGAAGGCGCTGATATTGCGTAGGTGTAATGAAGATAGCCACTTCCATTTCCTCTCCAGTCATACCATTGATCAAAGTTTCATTACCATGACGATCAAATCCTAGTTTTTCAAGTGTATCACACACATTATCAATATCAATTTGGGTAAAGGCAGTGCCATCCGTAATATGTCCCTTAATGGAGCACACCTTAGATACGACACCTTCTACGAATTGGCCAACAGTCATTCGGGACGGCATTGCATGAGAATTCATAATAATGTCGGGTGCGATACCATTACGAGTGCGAGGCATGTCTATATCGGGATAAGTCATACCAATGATGCCCTTCTGGCCGGCCCTACTCGAATTACCAATCCAAACAGGTTTGCCGTTCTCTCGGTAATAGAATATATGATTGGGCACATCAATACACCCAAGTGTGCCATTGTAATGAACTAATTTTTCAGTTTGACCATTTTGCGAATGACAATGACCATGATTAATTTGAGGTGTATTTTTCGATTTCACGATACGCACAGCGTATCCGTCATTTTGAGAAGTAATAACTCGTCCATCTTTAAGATGTGCTACATGTCCCGCTGGGTGAGCAATAGTAATATTACCCGACCATCCAGCCTGAAGTGCTAATTGTTGCACATCATCGGCTAACTGAATCGAACTTGTGTAGTATCCAGCACTGCCACTGTTGGTATATGAACCATCACAACTAATAAGAGCATTAAGTAGAATACGAGATTGTCTTTCACTCAAATCCCACACATAATCGGGTAAATATTTATTAAGGGCACCAACGTTCAACTCTTCGAGTTCTTTAAATATCTGAATACAGTAAATAATATTTGCTTCTTTTGAAGATGGATATCGTATAACATGTAATCCCATACGTTCACATACTTCAGCAATCTGTTTAACTTTTCGAGGTTTGCCTCCCGATAATTTAATTTTTTTATCTTTATCTTGCAGTAAACAACCGTCGGCAATAAATATCCCTAAGAATATAAGCCAATCGTCCATATCGAAAGTTAATTCAGGACGTCTGATATTATGAGCAGGGAGTATTTTCTTTGAAATATCTATATTGGTATTAAATGCATCTTTTTTGAAACGAACACGTTTGCCCATCACATATGATGCGTCAATTCGTTCAAATTTATCAGCATTGCGTTTCTTGACGTATAATTTATGGTTAAGAGTGCAAGTAATATCAACTTGTTGACTACGCAGTTGGTATAGATCGCCTTCAAATTCATATAGGTTTTTCCCAGTCGGATTGTGCCATTCCAGAGCATGTGTTTCAGGGTTCAGTGTCGCCACTTCATCTTCAAGAGTGATATCGCGTAGGGTTGTCCAACCAGCACGTGTCAAAATTTCCCCATCTACGGGAATCGAAAATTTATCACCCACAGACGCATTACGCACAGACCGTAGTTTGACCTTGCAGAACTGCACATCATCGTTATTGCGGGCGATAACTGTTTTTTCAACAATAGCACTCTCATTGCTATCGTAAACCATAGAACGATCAATATAGGGTTTTTCGGCATCTTTGACAACCATACGTTTGCCAATAATAACATCACCTTTATGAACAACAGTGCCGTTAGGAACGACACCATTGACGAGTTTGTCATAGTTGGCATATGCTTTCATATTGGCCGTATCAATAGGAGTGGGTGTAGCGATCGATTCGCCCTTTTCAACCTCTGTTTTCTCACTGGTGTAAGCACAACCCGAGAATAGTCCACGATCTAACGCAGACTGATTAAAGACTAAAGAGTCTTCTTGGTTGAAACCTCCATACAACATAACGGCTACAGTTGCATTCGATCCATTGGGCATAATGAAATCATTAGTGAGTGTTTTAACCGTTGGTGTATCACAGTAATATTGTAGGAACGCATCCTTGTCAATACGTTTGTCATAATTCGTGGCAAACCACGAACATGTTTGTTTTCCCTGATTAGTTTCGAACACAACACGTGGTGTCTGATTATGTTGGGCATATACCGACAAATGTGCCAAAATACCAAATGTGGCTTGGGGAATTTCACAGTGTGTAAATGGCCGTAATTCATTGTGAACATTCTCATCTAGAACGTTATATCCTGCAGATACATAACAACTCGGTTGTTCTTCGGCAGAAATATATTCAATAATTCGCATCTTGACGAGATCGGCTACAGATAATTCACCAGTGTAAAGTTGTTGCAACATTTTGGCTGTAAGTCCAATCCCCTGTCGCCATTTGACCTTACGCGTGCGTTTGGCGTCTTTGCGATTGCGATGAGCAAGTGCATCGGTCATATCATCATTCGAATTGTATACAATGAGTAGAGGACGAACCACACGTCCAGCATCGACCCAGAACTGAACTTCGTCCAACTGAGTGTCCCACTGAATGGTGGTATATTTGTCAACGTCGCCGAGACGTCGAAGATCGCGGTATTTGCGGACCAATTCACGGCTACGAGAAGTGCATCCGATCCAATAGCCATTCACGAAGACCTTGGATAGATCCTGATCGTAAATTTGCGTAGGTGATGTGCTTCGAAGTGGCTTAATGAGCCGATCGCCCAATAGACGTTCACGTAGCAACATAGAATTGCCAGCGGAGGTAACTCCCATAGAAACTGCCATGCCTTTCTGCATACCAACTTTTTCGCCAGTATCCGCAGATCGGACGGGACAGATATATCCTGTGGTGCTTGAGTGAACAGCACGAATTTCTTTGGCACGTGCACTTTGCTTACTCGCCGTTTTGGTGCTAGGTGAGTTAATTTGGCGAAGTGCACCTAACACATTGGCTTCATTCTTACGATGTAAAATTTGGGCTGACATGTTATTGCTAAATGTGCGATGTTGAATATTGATCTTACCATCACTCGATGTGATAGCTTGAACAAGGCTACGTTCGAATTCCCGACCGTTAATAGCACCGCGAACCACTTGAGCAAGATTAATGTTGCCAAAAGGTGTGCTACGAATAGCATCCCTAAGTGATTTTTTGACTGCTTGAATGAAAGCAGCGTTATAGTGTGTTTTGAAGATCTTGGAATATGAAATACCAGCAGTATGTGCTCGTTTCATAACGTATGTATCACGATCCGTTGTGGGGATAATCTTCTTTCCAACCAAAAGCATACGATGTATCATATGGCCATAGTATCGGATCTTATCATACCGCGACTCGGATGTTGTGCCGACGTGTGGTAGGAAATACCGATCGAATACACTAAGGAGACTATCGATAATATATTGCTGAGCATTTTGCTGTTGTTCGGGAGTGCCGACCAAATCTCCACGTTCGCTGTAATGGCGACTGTAGTTATCAATATGCCGACCAATGTATTTGAGCATCTTAAATTGATCATAAATTTTGGCGGCCGCTGGTAGATGTTTGTAGGAGACACGCATGGCTCGTTCAAGCGTTTCTTGCATACCAACTACGATATCACCGCTTTCGCCATATGTAATATGGCGGATCATATCACGATCAGACGACAAGCCCAGTGCACGGAATATCACATAGAAAGGAAATTGGATTTCCGATCCATTGCTATAAGTCCACTGAGTTACCATTTCGCTGGTAAGACTGCCATCCGTTAACATACGGATAATAACCTCATTAGAGTTTTCAAAGGCGTCTCCAGGTTTAGAAATCATCTCACCTCGAACCACCTCATTTTCATAACCCAAATTATAGTAGGTATTAAAGCCATTGTATTTACGCGACTCAATTCCATTGATAACCCACTCTTGACCCTTAATAACGAAATATCCTCCGTTGTCGTGGGGATCCTCGCCCATTTCCTTAAGAGCCATTTGACCTTTATTGTAGGTATGACACATGATGCTTCCTACCATAGTTGGTAGGGCACCGATCTTAAAGTCTTTGACAGTGGCAGTTCGTGTTTCAGTCGTGCCATCATGCTTGTAAGCAATTGCCGTTATAGTGGCGTCAATGTGAATAGGCGAAGAATAAGTGCGATCCAATTCTCGGGCCATGGCTGGTGTTAGATCAACAGTGTTTCCAGGGCCTCGGGCAATAGTCGTCGGCTTATACAGCCGAACATCATCAACGTCCACTTTAATGTAGACTTTTTGGATGGTTCGATCTTCTTCGGTTTTATCGCGATCGCTACGTTCTTCGACTTCTAATTTAAAAGTATGGCGAGTAATTTGACTAATTCCCTGTCGTTGAAACTCATTCATACTATCAATGTGGTGTCCAACAAGACCCCGCTCACGCATTTCGCGTTTGAGGATAATTTGAAGACGGTCATCAGTAACTTCCATGGTATATAGTATACCAGAAGTTATTTATTTATAACTGGTTGTGTGTTTAAATAAAATTAATTCAATTTTATAGGATGTAGTCGAGTTAAAAATTGAATTGCTATAGTAACATTACATTATGGACGCCAATACGGTAGCCGAACATTCTAGACCAATTTTTGAAACTCTTAAAACAAATTACAACACCCAACTTTGTAAACTCATTGCCAATAGATGGAAAACTGTATCGATCTGTCATGATGAACATATTGTAAACGTTGAAGATCATAATAATTTCCCCGATGACATATTTACAGCATCGTATAGTTTAATTGATTACAGATTTAAATCGGTAGAAAAAGATGGCAATCCTGTTGTTAGTGTGGAATTTTATTTCCTTAATGATGAAGCGGTCAATACAACGCCTATACCATCATGGATACCAAATCAAGAAGAAATACGTAGAAATCTTGGCTCAATACATGTTTACTTCCCACACGATGATGACTTTCTGTATTCTGGGCGTATGTCAGTAGACATATATCAATTTAAAACCACTTCAAAATCTTTGATACCACTTTATTTGGAAATTTGTGAATTATTTGATAAAGTGTACAAGTGTAGTAATCTTTTGATATGTATTGATTATTCCCGAGATATATCTGGTGTGGATTATTCATATATGTGTAAAGAATTGAGTTCTAAATATGATGCTGATGATGATTATTGTAGTGTTTGCCAAATGGTTATCGATGGTCAAAAAATGATATGTATAACTGATCGAGAGTATCTGACGATGAAATTGAGTCAATCGTCATAGATTAGTAAGACCTGTTAATACTCCTGATAACACCGACCATATTATAGCCCCTTTGACAGCACCATCGGGACCGCCAATTAGACCACCTGCAAGTAATCCACGAAGCGTTCCACATCGAGATGCCTCGATGAGTTTACGCACTTTACTTTTTTCCAAACGCTGGCGACGTAATTCTTCTTTGGCAATTCGGCGAATTTGAATGCGTGTTGCAGGCGATATCGTGTCATCAGTTTTGGCCGACTCGCGACGTTCCACATATTCAACTTGACGGTAGTATTGACGTTCGTGTTCATCTTTACTGTCTTGGCATAGTGCCCATATATAAATTATGATCAATGTGATCACTAGTGCAATAAGAACATTAGTATATAATGAGTGCAGTGCACGTTCTGCAATATTCTCTTGTTCCATCCACCTATATTATTGATGATTTATTTTTGGTAATTTTAAATTTAAATGTGCTATTATATAACTAATCTGTATATTCTAGTCATCAAATATGGGTGGCGGTGGAAGTAAGCAAAAAACGGTTAGCGAAACGCTAACTGATGTTGCTACTAACATATTAACTGAAACTATTCAAAAATGCGGTGTTTCGCTTAATCAAAGTCAGGAAATCGTTATAAGTGGATCGTATAATGTTGCCTCTGACATTACTATGGATCAATCATTCTCAATTAACAGTTCATGCACCCAAGATGCAAAATCTATGGCTGAGATACAAAATAAGATGGCCCAAGCGATGACTCAGAAAGCCGAACAACTAGGTGATTCGGTCTTTGGAGCAATTGGCGGTATTGTGGGATCGAAGTCTAAACAAGATGTTGAAAATCATATCAAAACCAGTATTAAAAATGAAATCACTGCCCGCACTGTGCAAGACATCATCCAAACCGTTAATAACGTGCAATCTATCAGGGTGAGTGGTGATCGTAATATTATTCGCAATATTGCCATGACTCAGATTGGAAAACTGATTTCCCAAAATGCTCAATCGGCCATTCAAAAAACTAAATTAATTAATGATATAAAAACCAAAGTTGACCAAGAAGCCAAGCAAACTCAAGAAAACCCATTTGTAGGGGCTATTAAGGGTATGTGGGGTGGAATTAATCAATTGATGTCGGCCGACTGGAATAGTGTAATTATAATCGTTCTAATTCTAGTAATTGGTATGGTTGTAGCGGCAGTTATTTACGCAAAAATGGGTGGGCAGTTGCCTAAGGTTGGTGCTGGACCTTCTAAAAGAAGGAGTGGACTGAGGTCATTGTTTATTTAAAAATCAGTAATCTCATAGACCATCTTATATGGTAAACTTTTGGTTACTGCTTCATTATCACGGTTGTAAAACATATAATACACCATAATATTTTCATTGTCTTCCCAATCAGTCTTATTGACTATGTAGAATATTAATTTTTTCAATAACTCGAGACGTTCTGGTCTATGTTTTACAAATATGTTTCCATTTAATTTGCAATAGTCTGGGTTCCATCGTATGAAAATAATTCGGCCTTTTGTTATTTCATCAATAATTTCATCCCTCCCATACCACGCAAGCATACGCGCGTGTTCCTTTTTGTTCATTGTCGTCATTGGTCTCAATGGAGATAGTATTGGTTATTCAAAATTCAATTTTTTAACTCATAATTTGGCATTTGGACCACAACGTGATAACTAAACAACGCTACCATAATAATCAGCATAATGACAACAACAATTAACCACGTGGTGCAATTTTTCATTGATAATTTGTTATACTAATCTCTTTAGAAAATATTTCATCTAAAAATATAGATTTAATATAATAACACAATGGTTCGAGCGATATTGCGATCAGATGGATGGCGTGTGCGTAAATCCGTTCTGGTCGAAGCAATGGGGCAAGACGCATATCTCAAACTTCGAAAGACTTTCAAAATGTCAACGCGATTGCCCGTTGTGAATAAAATTAAAACGATGACGCTTGTGGGAACAGAGCGTAGTCGAACATCCAAGGGAGAACCTTGTGCTAACCTAGTTGTGCCCAGATTTATGGGGGCCATGTGGATTAAACTTGGTCATATTCGACCATGTAGATTAACATTACCTGAAGGCATTGCTGTAGAGTTTAGTGTGTTTAGCGCATCGTTGCGACATGAGCAACAAGTAGTGTTGGATTATCTGTTATCAGAAATCTACACAGATGAAAACGAGGCCATTGGTGCTGCAGGTGCTATATGTGAGATGCAAGCGGGATATGGTAAGACATATCTGGCGATGGGTGTTATCCGATCACTTGGATGTAAGACACTTGTCGTAGTTCCCAATTCGGTGCTTCTGAACCAATGGATGGAAGCATTATCGGGAGTTTTTCCCAATAACACGGTGGGTCAATACTCGTCTCGGGCTAAACAAGACGGTGATGTTGTCGTTATGGTGATTAATTCGGTGTTAACGGATGAGTTTACTTTTAAACAAGGTCGTGGTCGTGGTGCCGTGAAGACGCAATATGAGTGGCGAGAGTATCTTGACCAATTTGGTCTGGTTATTTGGGATGAAGTGCACATGTATTGCACAACCCAACGTGTGGAGGCTTTACGCCGAGCATCGTCGCGTTATTCGCTTGGTATTACGGCGGAAGCCAATAATCGTCCCGATAAATTTGATCGTGCCGCTCATTCTTGGGTGGGCCCCGTTATCGTGTGCGATAAACTCGAAGGGTTCGATGATGGATCAGATCCAATCCATTTTACCGCACATGTCGAACGTGTGGGTTATTTGGGACCAGATGAATTTACCCAACGTATTATCAACCCATCAACAGAAATGGTTCAGGCATCGGCAATGACTAAGCAGTTTTTACAGGATCCGTGGCGAACCGCTAGTATTATCACAGATGCTCATCGATTATATGAAGCAGGACATAATGTGTTCATATTTGGTGATAGCCGTGCATTTGTTAAAGTTATTCGAGATATATTGGTGGCCGAAGGAACCGTAGTCGATGCACCCGAAGAAGGTGGTGTATCACAAAATGGAGTGTCCGCACTTATGGGAGGAATGAGAGGCCATGAGATCAATACAGCGAGTTCCGCACAAGTTTTGGTGTGCACTTTCCAGTTTGCATGTGTTGGTCTATCACTTCCTGCATTCGATGCCATGATTTTGGGGACGCCACGGAAAGCCCAGACATATCAAACAGTTAAGCGAATTTTCCGTCTATCTGGAGATCCTAGCATTACGCGAATTATTATTGATTATGTTGACGAAAGAACACCTATGAAGGGTCAATATTCTAAACGACGCCAAGTATACCAAAGTGATGAGATATCGGCTGAAATCACTAAACGAGAAATGTTATGGTCGGATGTAGCACTTGATGACGAAAAGAAAACGTTATATCAAAAAATCATTGCTAAATATGTGTAATGTTAGATTAAAAAATAATATTCATTAATCAAGACACACCGCACCCCCCACAACAGGATACCCAGCGTATAATTTTACACGATTAGTAGCAGTGTGTCGTATTGGACCACCGCTAGAAATATATATCCGACGACCACTACGTATAATCAAATCATCATCGTCATCACTGGTTGATGTCGAACGAACACTCTTAAGTTCACGTTTGAGTTGAAAAATGACTTTACGTGCCTGCTGCAGATCATCACTTAGAGGACGCATCATTTGCACGACACGAATACGATGAGTAACAATGCTTTTTGAGTAAATATAACCATTTTGATCACAGTAATGATCAAAATTTTCATTACTCCGTCTTGACCCAGTTGACAATGTAACTTTACCACGTATGGCACCGTTTATTGCTCTGAATTCTCCACGTATTCAGAGCAATAAACGGTGCCATTTGTTTGATGATAGGGTTTAGTCCTCCATCACGAGAAGCAGGACGCTCGTTCTTGCGATAAATCAAATACAATGTAACGATGGTTAGTAGTCGCATAATTGGTCATAATAAAACGAGCAAGTTTGTAAAGACTTGAAGCATACCCAATTGCACAATCAATAACCTCAATATCAGGATTAACATTAACCAAATTTTCAAATTGTATCGTCAATTCTGGATCAACCGTTGCAATATTGCGTCCGCAATTATCAAACACGAATTCAAATGGCGTTTCTTCCATTTTGAACACCTAAATTCAACTCTCGTTGAAAAGTATTTGGGAATATCAATTTCAATTTTTAACATAGATAAAAGACGAATTTCTAAATATATAAAAAATAATAAAATTACAATCAAATGTAAAGAATAATGTAATTTCAATTAATCATAAAGTTTCTTATAATGACGATCATTCCATTTTTTGCTGTTTTCCCTAACGTAATATGTATACAATGTCTTAGGCCGACTATGGTATTTGACACATGCTGAAGTTCCTTCGCAACAACACATGTTCATAGAACTGCATCGTTCGTGAATTGTGCACTTCGGTTTGGAACAACGTTTGTTTTTCCATGTGCCACGGCGAAGATGATAGCATTCCTTGTTTGCAAATTGACTGGCTCGACGAACTTCACCGACCCCATTCATGTGATAATAACGACGAAGATTAGTCATCATTCGAACTTTGTGCGAATGGCGTATCTTTGACGCATAACCTCCCCGTAGGTTAATGATCTCCTTGCCGACACGAATGTTACGAGCCAAATACTTCTCGATACGTTCAAACTCGCAATCACATGGTGGCTCAGCACTGGTCATGTGTTCAATGTAACGATGTGAAATGTTGGGCTTATTTGTTGGAACATCTAGTGGAGTGCCGTATGTAAAGTATCGCATGTTTTGCACAATCCACAATAGACTGATACGAGTTTCATGTGGAAGGTCGCGAACACATTTGGGTGAAATACATTTATAACCACATCGCTGACGCATAGCATGACGAAACCGAGCAATACCCCAATGGGGATGGTTGAAGAAATCTTTAACCTTAATGTCTTGGTAATCATTGGGATTGATCCGAAACTTCATCCACTTGGGTTTAAAACTCTCATATTGCCTAGCAGCCAACTTAGGTTGTTTGGAACAAGCCAAACACTGAAGCAACCATTTTTTGTATGCAGTACGGAACTTCTTGCTATTTGGGTGGGCACGAATGATATCCATTTTAATGTGCGGTAATGGGATATATATGTTCAATTTTTTGTATTTTTAAAAACAAAAAAGTGGGTTTTACGTCCCCAGACGGTTTCTGTAATTAGCCACAGATACAAAGGCGGTTTGGATTAACTCTACACTTCAACAGTATCGTATCTATGTAGGTGCAACTTAACGCAATTGCTACGAGTCTCTTGAACATCATTGGCCCAAGACTACAAGGCTGGAATGATTAACTCTCAATATTGTAGAATTTACATTCTATTCACACTGAGGTGGATCAACACCCTTCCGAACACCCCTTGTTCGGATGTATTGATACTGGGAAATACCTTTTTCAATTTTTTACAATTTAAATAATCCTCCATATTATACATAGACAACGATGGACGGAGGTGCCGAAAAGAAAGTTGCTAAATCCGCAGCGAAACCCAAGGCTGCAGCGAAACCTAAGAAGGAAGCCAAGGCCGACGCTCCTGCTAAGGCAGACGCTCCTGCTAAGGAAGCCAAAGCCGACGCTCCCGCCAGTTCAGGACCTCGTGCGGTTATCTCTTTCGTGTTCACCAAGTGTGATGGCAAGGTTGTCATTCTTATTGGTAAGGAGGCATACGACAAATGGGGTATCCCCACTGGCAAGATTGATGAAGGTGGCGATGAGAATAAATCGGCGGCGGCCAGTTTCAAGGAGAAGACTGGTAAGGATTACCCCAAGGCTACGGATACCGAAGTTCATGCGTTCCGCAACGTAGCGGTTCATATGGTATACAGTGATGAGTGTGTCGACACTAAACTCGGTAAGGCTGATAAGGAGCGGGGAATGACGGAACTTAAGCACATGCCACTCGACGACTTATATACTCTGGTCAAGACGCCCGATGCCAAGCATCCTCTGCGTCCTGTATTTATTAGCATGTTGGTTGATCTGAAAAAGCCCATTCAGGCTTTCGCTAAGAAGCACAAGGCCTAAATTAACCAAGCGTTCGCTTATTGATCTCATCTACGATTTTATCAAAGTGCATACTCAACATAGTGTCTCCAAATTCTTCATGGAGTGCGGATCGAAGCATATCCTTAAATCTAGAAGTTTCCTCATCGGTCAACTCGGCCGTGGTGAACCTCTCGAGTAAATCTGCGTCGGCGGTCGAAATATATTCTTCGATTATTTTTTGTGCGCGTCCCAACATTACAACTCGCATAGCAGGAACTGACTTAATGTTGACAAAGTCGGCAGTATCGACAACCTCGAGGGTTGAAATGACAGCGGCAACGCGACCTGAAACACATTCTACATTATCTTCCTTGGTGAAGTTAATCAGACCTGCCAGATTTTGCGTAAAGATGTATAGCAGATCATCCTTCACATCTGCATTGGCCTCGGAATGAATACGTCGCCATACTTCCAGAATTACTTCAGTTTCAGTGGCTTTAAGATATGAAACAATACTATTCTTCTGAATACAATATGTGCATATTTGAACGGCACGATTATATACGTCATGTTGGGTAGACATTGTGGTAAATCGACTACGTTGCGTCTCAAGTTGTTCGAGCAAATCATCAATTTTTTCAAGATACTTTGGCAGATTGGGATCATCGTCTTCAAAATTAGGAATTTCGCGGAATTCATGTTCGATTTTACCAATCGCGGCCAGTGCCAAATTGGTGTTGTAGAATAGCACATTATGATTTTCAAGTAGATATGACATAACATTGGCCATTTTATATTGAACTCCATCGTTTAGTTCGCGGAGTTTTTGATATGATGTGGCCAATGTCGCATTAACCGCATTATCGTGGACATTTTCTTCATCGCTAATCCATTCGGTGCTATCTCCACGCACTGTAAGAATAGCCTCAACCATATCATAAAACTGCTGAAACATTTCTTGGAAGATAGCATCCAATTCATCAACTGTTTTCGGAATATTATCGCCATATTCCTGAACAAAATGTTTAAGAATGCTACCAAGATAAAACTTAGCGACTGGTTTATCCATTCCCTCCATAAATCCAATTTCGATAAACTTTACTTCTGTGTCAAATACAGTTTCCATATCAACCTGCACGTGAAAATTACTACCATAAATCATCGTTCCATGTTCAAGTCTTCCTTCAACAGGCGTGGACATTTCCGATGTTAATTGTTCTAAATCTGTTGCCATAACTAATTACTATATTACTATATCATCGATATGTTGATTGTTTAAATTAATATATCAATCCACATTGCTTAAATTTGAATAACTTAATCTATAACATTGTAAATATTGGCAGGTTCTAAACGACCAGCCTTGTGAAGTTGTCTAACATCGAAATATTCAACTGGATCGGCGTCGTCATATACCCGTTGAAATGATGAATAACTCATTTGATTCCTGTCTAATAACTTTGCCATCTTACTAATATTGACGGCGTCTTCATAACGACGAGACTCAAAATCTTCTTGAGACCACCATATGATTATAATAGCACACACTATGATAGCAATGAGAGCAATAGCAAACTTAAGTCGGCAATCCATTGTTGTATATGTAGGCACAAAAAATAATTTCATTGGTTCTTTTTTATTCAACGTCCCACATCATCGTGTATTTGCAATAACCAATAAAACGTAATAGGTCTAGTTGTTAGATTTTGAGTTAAAACTGCCCATTTTCCATGAGTATTATCAATAGTTTTTTCCACAGTGCTATACGAATAATGAGAACCTTCGGCAACTACATCCATTTCATTTTTATAGTCAATATATGTTTGTAGCCATTGTATCGGGTAATCAATCCATATTCCAGATGGAATACGATAAACTCGTGTCATATCAGTTATGAAATATTATATATTCAGTTTTCGTCAATATTTATCTCAAGTTTGTCATACGTTTCTAAATCATGATGCATTCCTGCATGTTCATCCGCTATAAAGTTGCCATACCATAAGCGATATTCTAATGATGCAATATCAGGTGGTTGGGCACGATGACTAGTAATATGCTGAAGAGTAATATTTGTCTGTTCGCATGCTTTGGTATACACTTCGTATAGTCGTAGAATAATGTCGCGATTTTTAACAGGATCTCCATTGTTTTTACGGCGAAATTCAGGATGTGCCTTATGCCACTTAAAGATCCAATCCGTGAGAGTATTAATATAGAATTGAGAATCCGATACAATTGTGATTGGATGTCGTATCTTTTTGGCAATGATGAATTCCAATACGCGAATAAGCGCAGTTCCTTCGGCTCGTTGGTTAGTGCAGGGAATGTCTTCACCGCCGTTATCTTTACCAATTTCAACCTTACCATATTGCACATATCCACTTGATTTCCCACCATCAACGTAGAAAGCCCATCCTCCGAAATTTGGTTTTTGTTTCGTGGTCGATGCACCATCAGTATACATATACACTTTACGTTCGGGGTTCCAATCAATATCTGGAACTTGAGTAAAATGGTCGCAATGCTCAAACCATTCTTCACGAGGAGTAGTGGCCTTTGACAAAGACGATGGATGGCACCATGTTAACACGGTATGGTAATCAGAAATGAATGGAGCAAGTTCTTGGGCTTTACGACCCCATAACATAAATACCAGTGGTTGGCAATCGTCTTCTTTACGTTGAGATAGTTCTTGTATTAAACCATTTGTAAAATCTTTCCAATATTTCATATGAGCATTTGGCGTTCCACGGAGTGTGGTAAGTGCACGGTTGAGCAGTAGAACCCCTTGCGATGCCCACATCGTGAGATCTCCAGATTTTGGGATGGTTTGTAAAATACCAGATTGAACTAAAGCCGAATATATATTTTTTACACTCGGCTGTAAATTGGACGGACATGAAAATGATAAGCCGTCGGCAATTGGTTCTTCTTCATCGTATTTATTCAGTTGTGTAGAATAGTATGGATCTTGTCCAATAATAACTACCTTTGTATCTTGATACCGAGAATATCGCATACTTGCAAACACTCGTTCGGGGACTGGACACGTAATTGCTAAATCAGGTGCAGTTCCTTCCAATGCTTTAACTAATGCAGGTCGAAGTGGGCCTCGTATCATTTCCTTCCATGTCTTATCAACGCCCAAAAGGATCTTTTTGATATCCCATTTATTCGGCATTATTACTCCAGTGTATATAATATTATATAATCAGTTTTTAATACACATCAATTGTGTAAAAAATTGAACATAAAAGTTGCTATACTTTACAATGGAGTGGTTGCAATCACGTCAACTTGATCAATTAACATATGCTAACAAATATATACATGAAGGATTTCCTCTTACGCGGGTGCGTTGGAGTTTGTATCATCATCAAATTGCCGATGTTGTCGCAATGTCAAATTTAGAACGTCAAATGGAGTTTTCTAATGATGATGGACATGTTATCCAATCTAATGTTGCTCGACTGGAAGAACCTTTCGGATCGGGCAAGACAATTAGCACATTGACACTAATTGCCGAAGTTCCTAATGTTAATATACGAACAATTCATTCGACTATTAATACTGAACATGGAGTGGTATCATTGACAACTAAGGTGCGAGACGAATGTGTGTTGTCTTTAAACATTATCTTCTGTGCTAAATCATCTTCTCATCAATGGATTAATGAAATTTCAAACAACACTGATCTTAAGTGTTTTGTTGTTAATAATTCAAACACAGTTAATCAGTTTAACGAATTAGTTAAATCTGGCGAAATACAAGAATATGATGTTGCTGTAGTTTCATTCTGCATGATACACGCCGAACGTCTCGACATTGGCGATTTAGAATATAGTCAATTCCCTGCTACTCATAGCATGAATGCTATTTACGATATTGCTCGAAACTGTGGTGTTGTGTTTAGTCGGGTGTTTATTGATGATTATGACACACTTCGTCTTCCTACTAATAACATAAGTGCTGTTCCAGCACTTATCACATGGTTGATTTCTGCAACTGATAAACCTGTTGATACTCTACAACAACAACGTTATGAAGACTATGGTTCGGTTGTTAGTGCACTAAATCATTGGCATGGAAATATTCGACGTATTGATGCCAATCGCGTCATCCGCCAAGGACCTTATTCGATCACATGTGAAACTAGTTTTACGAGTGCTCAAATTCATGCAGGGTGTCCACATTTGATTGTTAATATTGTTAATGATCCAAATTCCATGGTAAATTCATTTATTTCGGAATTTGGTCAAACTGATGTTAGTGAAGCAATTGCTGCACATGCAATCATTGCGGGTGCTCAAAAATTAAACATCCATGTCAACACAACTGCTGAATTGTTTCAGCGTATGTTAGGTATGGAATATGATACTATTACCAATACAAGAGAACATGTATTTATTTTACAGGCCAATTTAAATGTAGTAATGATGGGAGATTTGCCAATTGGCACGCCCGCTTATTCTAATGAATATTTGGGAACTGAACGAATTACTTACACATATGACGACCTATGTGATCAACTTCAGGTCGAATTACAGACTGCACGCGACACTATTAAAACATCTCAATCTATTGTGTGCCGTGTCAAAGATAACATTAAGCAAAATATATGTGTAATTTGTATGAGTAGTCTTTCACATGAGAACATTTCTATTCAAAAATGTTGCAACTTTATGATGCATTTCGAATGTTTACTGGATCATATTAAAGTATCTGGAACACAGCGAGGCGGTTATCGGTGTCCTAATTGTCGTGGTATTTGTGATTTGCAAACTAGTGTTGTCATTCTGGATGAAGGATTTGATCTTAGTGCAATTACCGATGAACGCCAAGATTACACCGCTCCTGAAATTGAAACAGTAATTCATAGGGTATTGGATAAGTTCCAAACTCTGATGGCTATTGTTCAAGGCGAGGAAGTGATCTCATCTCGCAGTGATGTGCAAATTCAAAAAATTATGTCCGATGAACACGAGTTGCCTATTCCTGATCAAGAAAAGATACTTATCTTTACCAATTATGGTGAAACATGTGATCAAATTTATGAATTACTAGACGATAATGGTATTGGATATATTGCTTTACATCAAGTTGATGATATCGAAGCGTCTATTTCTGCATTCCAAGAAGGAAACATTCATGTTATGCTTATTAATGCTCAGTATATCTGTGCTGGTCTTAATCTACAATTTGCAACTAAAATTATCTTCTTCAATCGATTTATCAGCCAAGAAGTCGAGGCACAATGTATTGGACGCGCTCAACGATTTGGTCGAACTAATCGACTAGATGTTCACTGGATTGTGTATGAAAATGAAGCACCTTAATTTATGCTATGTGCATTTTTTTGAGTGGCCACATTAGTAAACCTGAAATTGCCTTACCAAGACAATGACTGGCCTTCTTAATCGAATTTGGGAAACTCTCACAATACCAGAGAATTAGAGTTAGGATAAGACATCCAAGAATGATGTATCCCCATGCCATAGTGGGCAGAGGCGGGACACCCTTAACGGCTCCAACAACGGCGACAGCGGTTGCTAGACCACCCCAAATAACAGGAGGAACTTGATCCATAGTAGTCTTGTATAGTATAGATTAAATAAAAAAATATTACTAAATTCGATGTGAAAATAACTAATACTGATGGTTAATACGTTTAATAATTGTTTCATACTCTATATCTGTCAACCCATACAGATGCCAGTTAACATGTGTCGCATGCCATTCACTACATTGTATGGCATCGGTGATGCGAACGTTTAATGAGCCAAGTTTAATCGTTTGAAGCGTAATCCCAGTTGTTGGACTACTAGTGTAATTAGTAACCTCAACAGTATATCTGATATTATTTTTTCTAGCAACAAATGTCAGACATGTATTGACATGACCTTGTATGTGGTTAATGTTAACAATTGATCCCATTTTCCCGTCGTATTCATCTCCTGTTGATGAAACGTCCGACATTCGCAAGTAGTATATATACTATATCATCTTTTTAAATCACATCTGTCCTAGTATCTGGTGCTGTTAATCTCTTAATTGTATAAGTTAAATATCCTCGAACAATACCAACATGAATAATCATATATATGGCAATTATATAAGATATACTTGTCAGAATATTATCATAACATTTGAATGATCCATTAAGTGTTAATGCACCTAATAAACATAACATAATATCAATAATTAATATACCCCTGACGTATAACGCAATGTTTTAAGTGCGTCCTTATGATCTTCGTTAGCAATCGTAAAGTCTTCGGGAATTTGAGCCATTACATGATAATAGATAGATGTAATCATAAGATTAAAGATAACTGCAGTAATGTTAAAATCTGAAATTGGAATACGACCACACCCTTTAACATTACCAATAGATATAACTACAATGGTCATTACGGCCAAAATACCATACGATGCTAACAGAAGAGAAACCATACTTGGTTGTGTATATACAAAAAACAATTCATCTTTTTGATCAAACCCGAACTGGAACAAACCACCCCAGAACCTTCGGATGCGAACCTACACTGAGTAGATAGTAAAACCGTCCTTCGTTGTGGGTAGGATGAATACCAACACTGTAAGCATTGCTATCATCTGCCACAATACAGTAATTGGGAATCAAATACATAATACGCCCATCAACACCTGACAACATTGCGTCGACTTCAACAAGTCGATTGATTTCGCTCAACTTTGGCATTGAGGGGCCTGAGAAATAAGGAAGTTTAAAGTCCATAGTTGGTCGTGGGATTATTGGGGATTATTTTATCAGTTTTTGACAAAAAATTGTAATTGTTATATGTTTATCGGTTGTATGTTTCACATAAACTTGATCATTCCGACGATCGATGATGGCTCAACCCAGTTGTCATTGTAGAAACACATTCCTACACGGGTTGTGTTCGCAAACGCGTTAAGCCCAATAGAGCAGTAATCATCGCCCTTAGCGGTGCATCGCATTGTAGCAATACTATGACCGCCGTTGTCAAACTTGATGTTGCTACCCAAATCCATCGAATGGAGACCAAAGTCATAGAATACAATGCGATGACTATCACCACTCGGGTTCTGAAGAGACACACCTACCCAAATGTCTTGGGATTTGCGAACACTGAAATACCAACAATTGTCAATACTAAACAATCCCTGAAGAGTGAATGGTAGGGAGATGTTGTCGGTTTGCACTGTCTTACTTGTGGTGCGAATAACAGGAACCTCACTTGACTTGACAGGCACAGGTTTAAAGGCACAGGTCGTGCTTGCCAGAATGGCAATGGCGACGAAAGCAATCACGATCCGCATTTTTAAGTGATCAGTTGGTAATGGGAAATATAAATTCAGTTTTCCTATATTATACGACACCTGTTAAAGATCTAAATAATATTATTTATTACCAAATAATGTTATCATATTCTTCCACGGTTCGAAAATGGTTTACAGATGGCTTACCTCCTCCGACCGATGGTAAGTGTGCATGTATCGCTGAAGCCAACAGATGTATGTATGCCATAAGAGAGGTTTATATTACGTGCGAGTAATCAATAGAGTTCCTGTTATGGGAGAGCAGTTTCTTCACGCGTATAAGCATCGTATTGCGGAATTTGATTATTATAAACAACGTTCAGAGGGAACGCAGGGGACTATTATCTCTTGGGACGTTGATCATTCACGTGTTCCCGAAGTGTTAATTCCACTTGAGCGAAAACCCACTCCTCAACTCGTTGATATGTTAGCCAATTGGAAAGGGTCGTGTGATGAAATCAAACATATGATGGATATGGTCAAAAAATTGCATTAATGTAATATATAATCCATAGACTATATAATCTATTATGATTGTGAAAAAAATTGCAATATTACTATGGACTGTATCCATCATGGGATGGATATATAGAATAGTTTGTGTATTACCGCTTGCTCTCGCAGATACGACAACGTCTGTAATTACAGCGACACTTACGTGGTTTTTACTTATATGTTTTCTAATGTGATCAAATAGATTTAATGATTTGTGCATATATCGGATCACTTCGGCTTAATTCGGTAAATCCACCAAGATCTTCACGATATTCATACACCGACACATCATCACCATCACGAGACCACGCATAGCGACGATCATCGATATAGATCTCTTTGGCCTTAACTTTCTGTTCATTATATGGCATACATGGTGATCTAATTTTCATATCTTTGCCGAAGTCTACTTCAAACATCGGTTCTCCCGTCGGATTGCATACTCTACAAGTAACTTTGTCATTTTTGTTGTGAACAGAACAATCAATACTGGCTTCGGCCATCGCAATATAAAACTTGTTGATAACAGCATACATACGTAAACTATTATTATAGAGAGTTAGATCCGTTGTTTTTTCGCTCTTGAGTAGATTGTTATCTGGTGGCAATGACGTTGGGTATGTGCTCAAATAAATAAATGTAGCGACACGACGTTTTGCCTTGGGTAATTGTTCGTGTGATTTGTATCGAATAGAACGACCCATAACCTGTTTAAGACGGATCCAATTCCAATAGGGTTCAAGAATATGTTGATGTTGCACGGCTTTAAGATCGAGACCTTCGGCACCTGCCCCCGATATGAGAATAAGCATAATATTGGTGCCCGTATTGTTTTTTGGGTCGTTAAATGCATCGATAAGTGGTTGACGTTCATCGGGTGGTGTTTCACCTGTTAAGCGGATATACGTGCGAGTTTTAGCACCACCCACACGTTCTAGAATGGTTTCGGTATCTCCCCCGTGTTTAGTCGAATCGTATTCTTCATATCCCATTTCATCCAAAATTTGTGCCATAATATTAATACCAGCGTTTTCAACGAAACTTGAGTAAATTAAACCCTTGCCTGCTTGTTTGGCCACTGTTTCAGCAGCCCTTAGAAACTTGGGTGAATATTTGGCAAGTTCCTTTGCAGTAAACGCAGTAGATGGGATCTTATCGGCCATGATTTGCATTCTACGATTTCCCGATTGTGAAATGGCTACATCTGGTGGTGTAAAATTACTAAACTGACGAGATAGACGACGGTATGATGATGAAAAGATACCCTGTGGTTTCTGAAGTCGTTTAGTCTGAGACCCAGCAGCCGACATCTCGCCAAGTTCAAGTTCACGGGCCGTGTCATATAATGCGAATTGATAAGCACTCATTGGCACCTCGATCGTTTTGACAGGAAGTTGCTCTGGAAAATCGCTTCGCTTAATAGAATGATCAACTTGCACTGCTTTCGCTGGATTAGTTCCAGCATTGTAAAATTGTCCATAATATGACAACAATCCCGTAATACGATTTTGAAATTTGGCACGATTACGAACACGGATCTTATCAGTATCAACAAAGAACTTATTAAAGTCATTCCAGTCAGTGGGGAGCGTTTCCACTCCTGCGATCATATTGAAACACGGAACGAGTTCAAATGGATGGTTCACGACAGGAGTGCCTGTGAGGAATACTATCTTAACATCACGAGCCGTCATAACCGCTTGATAAAATCCAATGGCATTGGAACTACCATTAGTGATAGCATTAAACAGATTATGAGCCTCGTCGACAACAACGAACTTACCATCTAAGTTAAGAAGTGTTTCAACTTCCAATTCTTTACCTTTTTTGAGTTGATCAGCAGTTCGCCCAGCATTGGCTAATTGGGTCAACATATTACTCGCATTCATAGTTACAAATGAGTAATTTGTATCGATTTGCTCATCTGTTATCTCTTGTTTGGTAAGATCGGCATATTGATGAATGGCCTTTCGTATATTACTATGCAGAGATTTAGCCGATAATAGAATAACGGACCGTTGTTCACGTAATGCTTCGGCCATAACCGATGCTGCAACTATACTCTTACCTGTTCCCAAATCGTGCATAACGAGTAGACCTCGTGTATTGGGGTATGCCATATATTCCAATACAATTTGTTGGTGAAGTCGTAAATGTTCAGGTGTTATTTTATTAAACACTTCTGTTAACGCAAGCGGAAAATCGGTATTATTACGATTAGGTATTTCCATCGTTAGCCCTATATATTCGTATATAGTTTTTCTAACTTAGTTAATTGAAATATGATTGACGTATTTTTGAGATAAAAAATCCAATTAGAGGATTGATGCAAATGTGATATAAGCATGCCTCGTCGTTCTAGTTCTAGTTCTCACAAGAAATCCTCGTCTTCTGGGCGAGGGGGTGATCGATCTCAACCACTATCTCGTGCCGAGGAAAAAGATCGTCTTCGGCGACGTAAGGAAAAAATTCAACGCGAAAAGGAGATTGAGCGTCTTGAGGCCGAATTAACTGATCTGCTATCATTGGCTGATCAAAAAATTCGGCAGATTGATGAGATCAAAGGATTTGTTGACGTTGACCGACGAAACCAATCGACTGACGATGAAATTCTGAAGCGAATGGGTCTCCGCACTGAAGATCTTCTTATGGAACGTCGCCGTCGTGTGCATGAGACGCGTTATAATGTGGCGTTTTCGGATAGCGGTGAAGATTCGGCCAATACTGGTTCAGATTACTACAGTTCTGACGAAAGTGGTTCAGATACAGATGGTTCGGGATCTGATATATCTATTGAGGATGATGACGACAGTGATGGAACTGGATCCTACACAGGTAGTTCGGAATCTGAATCGGAGGCCGAATCCGAACCTACTTCTCGTCGTCGATCTACCGCTCCCGCCGAGCCAAAGCCCAGTCGCCGTGCCAGTAAGCCAGTGGTGGCACCTGCTGAATCGAAGCCCAGTCGCCGTGCCAGTAAGCCAGTGGTGGCACCCGCTGAGCCAAAGCCAGTCCGCCGTGCCAGTAAGCCAGTGGTAGCACCAACTACGGCTTCTCATGGTCGAACGGCTCGTCGATCCACTGGAAAGACATCTGGAACTCGTCGATCATAGGTCAATTATTACCGATGAATATGATATAAAAAATTGAAAATGATATATGACATCACACACAGCACTGAACATGTCTGGACAAGAACAACTCCTTGAGCGCATTGACGCTCTTAAGCAAGAGATGGGCGAAATGCGCACTCTAATTGTTGAACTATGCACTAATATGGTTGCGGTTCGTGGAACTGTCGAGACACTCGGTAAGCCCACTAAACCAGCCAAAAAGAGTGCAACTAGTCAAAATAAGTCCGCTGGATACACATCCCGTATGGCTTACATTAAATTTGAATTGGCTCGCGAAATGTCGCCTGATCATGCAGGGCTCACTCCTCTATGTAATGCTCTGCGTAAAACTAAGCACAAGAACGGCTCTGCAGATGAAGATATTATTGATTACATTCAACGCACCAAGAAGGATGATATTGAATCCAAGCCCGAAGGCACCAAGCGTTGGGAATTCATTGGTAGTTCTATTTCACGTGTTCTCACGAAGCCTCAACGTGAAGAATTTGATGAGCATATGCGTGTTTACAATGCTTCGCTCGAAGAGAACGATGGCGAACTTCAACCCGAAGCCCGTGATGGGAGCAAGGATGTCGGTGGCAGTAGTGCCCCACCTTCACGTAAGAAGGCCACTCCACCTATGTCCGAGATCGATGATGCCGAACTAAGTGCGGCAAGTGAAGATGATGAGGCAGATGAAGAACCTACCCCTCCAGTTCCAGCGGCCAAGCCTAAGAGCAAGACCAAGAAAGGTAAGTCATCGCGTCCACCAAAGCCATCAAGCAAGTGATTAATATACAAAAAATAACACAATTATATTATTTATTTTTTATTACGCATTTTTGTACTGACCTTGACTTTCCTTATATTTATAGGGATCATATGGATAAAATCCAGAAGTTCTTGCTATTTTTTTATTAGCAATAATTGGATCCCACCATGTTCCAATAAATGTTGCAGGAAGCGGAACGTCTTTTTCTTCGCGTAACGTATCAGCAAGTTGTAGCATGTGGTTTGTTAATCTACTGGCGGTTTCTGCGTTAATAATTTTGAGCGCAGATACAATTTTAAGTATCCAAGCATCTATGTAAATAAATCGCAATAACACATACTGATGTCCAATCATTCGCCCATCAACAATGGTATACGGAACGAGTTCATATTCTGCACAGTTAAATAGATCTATAACGGGATATTCTGCCATTCGGCCATTTCTGAACACTCGTGCGTATCCAGATACACGTCGGATACGCGAATCGGTTGGGAGTTTGAGTTCTTGTTCACGGAACTCCAATTTAGCACCTTGTCTATCCAATGCTTGTTTATAATCGGCTTTGTCCTTGTCGATATCGGCACTCACACATTGAATTTTAGCACTCGAATCCGAAAACCCGTCGGACGAGGGATGTTCAATCGCATGTTCACCCACCAATATACAATCGGTGGTCATTTCAAATAACTGCATAAGAACGTCCTTGTATTGGGGTGGGCCAGATTTACCACCCGCTTTGACACGATCTGAAGTGATTGTAATATGCTCCACTAACTGTTTGGTCTCTTCCCATTCGTCAACTTTATCGGGGGAGTATAATGTATGATAATAATCAATAAGTTCAATTTCTGGCGGGATACGACGAAACCCACCAACATTCACAGGCTGGATAAGTTTGGCAAGAGAGACACCTTTGTAATTTTCAAGGGTATACATTCTCACCATATACCGACCATCCACTGAAATAATGAATTCTCGATGGGGAATTGATGTCATCATACGGGTATATTTACACACATCAGCAATGGCATTGGCTAGACCAATCGCTGAACGAACCGAATATGGGGTATAAATTGTATATACACGATCACGATGAAGATCGCGGTTAACAACTAAATTGTTATCACGAATATACTTTTCAATAACATCATAGACGGCTTCATATTGCATACGTTCGACATCAGTTATTTCCCGTGCCTTTACAAGAAGATTATCTAAGTAATTTGGCGGTAGATCAAACATATTTAACCCCTATATATCCCTATATATTTCTTTCATATCAAAAAATGTATAATGTGAATTATGATCGCCGTTTATCAGCAACTAAATCAGTGCCGAGCGGTCATACTCCGTGTGCGAGGACGCCGATCTTCGCGGATCTTGTGTGTCCGAATGGGACCACCCGCCGTCTTCTTCTTGGGTTGCCGAAGTTCTTCCAACTCAGTCTGAAGTGCTTCGATCAGGATCTGCAGTTCGCTGATCTTGGCCACTGCCAGACGATACTGGTCACTAGTCCGATCATACCGACGTGCCTTACGACGAAGAGATGCAAGTTCGATTGGATCCATCTGGGCTTCCCGCAACCGCTGTTCAAGTTCGCGGATCTTGTTAGTCAATACCGAAGCACGAGCGTCGGTCATTGGAAGATTGCTACGAACAGTATGGGCCTGTGGATACTGAGAATGAAGAAGACCATGTGGGTCATCTGCATAGTTGTGAACCATGTGACAAGCCACTGGTTGATCAAAGATCAAACACTTGCTTCCAAATGGACAGATGTAGCGATAATTCTGGCCGTTATCCAGCCATTGACGATAGTCATGTGTATATGTGCAAGTAGGATGTTGACATGCATGTCCCAAAATTACCTGACGGCAAAATCGAGTAAATGCTTGGTGTGGCATGTTTCTTTTTGAGTGAAGTATAGGTAATACTTTTTTCAATTTTTCACATTTCATTCATAATTATTGAATTCTTTAATAGAAGCGATCCTATTACTTTCAGATACCGATAATTGCATTAGGGGGGATGCCGTTTGAAGTTCAGACACAATATACTTAACCACATCCATAATGGTATAACATACTTCAGGCATACATGGATCTACCGCCTTAAATATAGAACTAGGTGTAATCATATGGGCATATGGCGGTGAAACGGGATATGCTTGGGGAATAATAACCTCAAATAAGTAATCTTGACTACATAAGGCTACGCAATACCAATGATCTTCACTATACTCACATAAATAGGCTGGGTGTGGTTCATTTTGCACATATTGCAAATATACTTTTTTATACTCCCTCATAATCGTGGCTGTCCGTAGCACTGACATACTTAATATATGATATTCAAACATGTCTCTAAAAAAATAACTATTTGGTCAAAACCAAGAGAACATTATCTTCAATGCACCTCATATCTAATTTGTCGAATGTTGGGGCAAGTAAGTAATTGCCGTAATACACACCATGATCCGATGACATTGGATCATAATTAATTAATTCTTGAAATAATTCATAGAGCGGTTGATCGGACCACAATTCGTGAATGGCATCGAGAATTGACTTGGGGTTATGACGACAAATCCTCACTGGATGTATTTCCCGACTAGTTGTGCATATATAACATGCTACGGTATCTTCTCGTGACACATACACATCACCATAAGTTGGCAATTTGCAATAATGACAATTGCTGTATTGATCTAACCAGTCTATCTCATCTAACTCAAGTTGTTCTAGTTTTTTAAGATCTGTAATGGAAACATTAGTAACTTGAGAGAATGAATAGATACCCAAATGAACATTAAACTGAATACAGCCCAAAGTTCTCTCTTTTAAAACATCTTGAATTTGACCAATGTTATCAATTCTAAACTGATAATATGGATCATAAATAACGGATACTGCATCGAGTATAGATGCTTTATAATGGATAATGCCATTACATACAATACGATGAGTGATAGTTTTATCGGTAGCGGTTGAAGCCGTATTGGAACAATTATATGGTAGGGTTTTTGTATGTATATACGCAAATCCTCCATATGTGTCAATTAATGCAGAAACGGGTTCGTCATCCATTTGCTGATTAACCAATTTAATTAATTTATCTTTTAAACTCGAGTTATGTTGTCGCATATAAACATATACAACTGTTGATGCAATACTAGTTTCGCCAGTTTGTGTAGATATAGGTGAGCGTCGACCCAAATGTATATCTAACACAACTTGCGTTAAAGCATCTAGATCATGAACAATTTCCATGAACGTAATGAGCAATAACATTTCAATTTTTTATACAGAGTATTTTAATTTAAAAACTGAACAACTATAATATCATACATCCAATGTCTGTTGTTCCCGACGAATTATACAACATACCCGAATACAATGATACACGTCGTGAAGTAGCGGGTCGAATTTATGGTGTATTATTTGAATATAATCATTTTAACACAATGAACAGAAATGAAAGAATAAACTTGATGACTCAAATTGAACGCAGTTGTTATAATTATGCTATTCGGCAATGTCAAAATATGGGATATTACACAGTGTGGGATGAACCGAAATTTGTGCAAGTCTACGCAGATACTACATATCGTGTTATTTCTAACATTGATCCCACTAGTTCAGTTAAAAACGTAAAAACTTACGACCAAATATTGTCTGGTAAATTTGATCCATTTCATCTCGGGGATATGTCATCTCGTGAGTTCTGTCCCGAACTCACTGCTGATATCGAAAGGACGATTGCTCAACGATCTGCGCAAAATATCGACGCAAAGGTATCGACCCGATTTAAATGCCCACAATGTGGCAAGAGTGAGACATTCGTAAAAGAGGTTCAGACTCGTTCGCTTGACGAAGGGGGAACGCTTTCGGCGATTTGTAAGTTCTGCTCACATCTGTGGCATCCGAATGGATAAAAAATTAATGCGTATCTTACTTTCTTAATCATCGTCGTTGAGGAGGACGACCGCAAGTGAAATACTGTAATCCATTATCGCCATATGTGGCTTCAAGAAGTGTTGTATTATAAACACAACCATAATAATCTTTTTTGTACTGATCAATTAACCAATTAGGTGCAACATATCGACAACTATTTGCGGATCGCTTATCTGTTGCGAGGCATTTGGGGACAACGGCATTGCGAGCCGAGGTGCACAGACTTTCCATATTACGAGTAGTTTGGTTATTCTGCGACCATATCAAGTATCGTTGAAATATCCATATCAAAATATACACCACACATATAGCAATCCAAATAACCATACCGACAATATATTATAACTTGGGAATTTTTTTCCACTAATATCCTAGTCCGTCTCCATCTTTGGATGGAGGGGGCATAACGAAAGAACTATCTGCGATATCATCGCTTTCTAAGTTTTTAAGTTTAGTGTTAATGTTTTCAATAATAGTTTCAATACGTGCCTCAATATTACTATCATCGCTGTAAGTAGCCTTGAGGTTTTCGATACCATGGCGAGCCGACTCAATCGCTGAACGTATATTATCACAGGTTTCCCGATCATATACATTATCAGTGTCTTTGTGCGTAATAAGCAGACTGAATGATTCGATAATAGTATCTGATATGAAAGTAATGGCTTCGTCTCGTGTTACCCCTTGTGATCCAATCCAGTGATTCCACGTGCGTGCGATACTTGTCCCCGCTGTATCGTCATCTATCTGACGAGTAGATGTATTTATCTTCTGGTTTTTACCAATCTTAGCAATCCATTTGAGTTTGGTTGAAATTTCTTCGTGTTTTTCGTGGTTCATTTTATGTATATCATATATGGAATATTTTTCTAAAAGTCAATATTGGAAAAATTGAAATAAAATATCCCTATTACCTTACACAGAGGTTTTGCATTTAAAATGTCTACTGTATACAAGCACCGTGATCAGTTGGTTGACACGGAAGTTCTCCGTCGGGCTGATCTCAAAACAGTTCGTGAGACCGCCATGGAGTTCATCGTTGATGCTGGACAGCACGAAGTCGGCATTGGCGACAAGCACTGTGCCAAACCTAACTGGCACAGTGTATTTCATCTGATCAATCAAGGTCGCACCCAAGTTGTGGTGTGGTGTGGAGTTGGCTCCGAACTAAGCATCAATCGGTGGCCAACTTCCCGATGCATTGATGTGATCAATGGTATCATGCAAGGCCGTATTGCGGTGTGTGGATACCGTGTGCGATGCTACCCAGTCAACCAAATCCTGTCATGGGTCCGATGCAGTTCTGCTGATTGTAGCATTGGTTGGTCGGACAAGACGGGTGGCACATTTGTCATCATCTACCGTGGTCAGCCACACTCATTGTTTGGCGAACCTGTCGATCCTGCGCAGATTGGGACGCAAATCTGTCGCTACGGTTCACAATGTCGCAACGCATTCTGCACATGGCAACACGTGAACGAAAATGGAGGCATAAACCACCCGTGTCGGGATCAGAAGATGTGCCGTAATAACAGGTGCCCATTCAGGCACTTCAACCCGCGTTCATCTACATTCAACGGATCAACCGCTCGAGCCCACGCTTCTCAACGGGCACTACATGCAGATGTCGTGGAGGACGAAGATACCGAGTGAAAAAATGAGATGTGTAATGATCGTTAATACGAATGTAGGCTCAATGCATCCAATACGCTAATTTTTTGAGAATGGCTTCTTCGTCATTGGGTTCTCCACGGTTAATTTCCATAATAACGGGTATATCGTGAACATTGGCATAATGGACTAGGGTTCGGCATCCAGATTGAGTAGGAGTTACACCGTGCCAAATCGTATCGGCTTCCGCAAATGGAATAATATGCGTATCCTTAAAACTAGCCAGTCCATTGGAATTACCGTTCAGATGGAACAACTTAATGCGTTCAGGATATTTAATTCCGTCCAGCCATTCCTGCATTCCAGCCGTAGTAGATACGTCAATACCTGCCGCCCAAATATGTGCCGTATCAATGCAATATCCCCAGTTGTCGAGACCTTTACTTTCAAGCATCTCAGTAAGACGATCGAGTTTAGCAGGTGTTTCATACGTAGTATTGGGATCGGGACGAACATGCGTCATTTCGAGCAGAATAGTGATATCGTCGGTGATGATACTTGGTAGATATTCCGCAACCACTTCGGGTTTAGCCTTAGGGAGATGAATAACGAGACCACGTGCACCTACCTCACGACACGCTTCAAGTTGATCGTGAACATGAGCGATTGCAACATTATTACCCTTCCATGGGGCAGACATATAACTCGAATGAACATACAATGGCACACCACCCATGATTTCATTAATGGTGGCAGCATCAAAGTTGTTGCGACGACGGTTCCGTGGACCATGTGTAAAGATCTGAACAGCGAAATATTTGGCTCGGGCTTCCCTCAGGGACTTTTCCAAGTCCCCATTAGCGTTAACATGTTTGCCATACATCGTGTAATGTGTAATGTGTTATATATTTTTCATTTTTTTAATTATCGAGATGTTAAACAATTGAATTTAATATTTGATATACACCAAGTAGTGCAGTATGATCATTAAGGCATTTATGGCATGTTTTCAATGTCGGTATTCTAACTCTTCTTCAAACAAATATGGATTTGCCGCTGACGGTGGTATTCCATGGGAGTGTCCAGTGGATATGAAGTATTTTGCCGAACAAACGCAAATGGGTAAGAACCCTGCTGTTGTTATGGGTCGTAAAACATATGAAAGTATTGGAAAACCGCTGAAGAACCGTATCAACATTGTTCTCAGTTCTGGCTCCGCAATTAAAGAATGTGTTGTAGTATCTAATATTTGGGAGGCAATTTGGTCGGCAGTGGATATGGGTGTTAGTCATCTATACGTTATTGGCGGTCTATCCGTGTATGAAAACTTCCTTGATACTGGGATGATATCGGAATTTCACATTACATTCATTCATGATTACCAATCACCCAGTATTTGTGATGTATTTGCGGATAAAATTGTTAATAAAATACAACACGAATACCAAGCCTCTCCGCGTAATTATCTTACACATGGCGCAACAAGAGATGTTGGGGTATTGATTTATGAACCAATTTCCACCCGAGGATTTGATCACGAGTTTTTAGAACTGTGTCAAAAATTACTCAAGACCCCATTGTCTCCCAATCGGACAGAGTTTCGAACACATACAGGAACACCCGCTTCGTTTAGTGTATCTTTACGAGGGGGGACGTTTCCTGCAAGCACTCTACGTAGGCAATATATTAACGGTATCTTTTGGGAACTTATGTGGATGATTTCTGGCCGAACCGATCTGCAATATCTACATGACCACGGTGTTCATGTATGGGATGCCAATTGCACAACCGAGGCTTTGGCCCGAACGGGTAATACGGTGGCTACTACGTCAGATATTGGTCCTGGATACGGTTTTCAGTGGCGTCATTTCGGTGGGACATTTGGTGTCGAAGAAGTTGGTGGATTTGACCAAGTGGCCGAGGTTGTTCGACTATTGCGAGAGGATCCGACATCTCGGCGTATTATGTTAAGTGGATGGTGCCCTCCCGATGTTCTACACGACGCTGCACTACCACCATGTCATGTATTATATCAGTGGACAGTTATAGAAAATAAACTTAACTGTGCTGTATTTCAACGATCCAGCGATGTTGCACTTGCATTGAACTGGAATGTAGTGGCTGCAGCACTATTTACGCATATTCTTGCTCACCACACTGGATTAACCGCAGGAGAATTGATGTTCTCTATCGGATGTCCTCATATTTACAAAAATCATGTTGAACAAGTGGGTGAAATGCTGAAGCGAACTATTCGTTCGTCTCCCGTGTTATTGTGGAAACCTAACACGGTCCGTGATGATATTTCTGAATACACTCGTGATGATTTTGCTATTATCAATTATCGACCCGATAAGAGTATTGATATGGGTCAAATGGCGGTCTAAACGTAAACGTATTAGTTGGGTCGCCAGGAATGGCACTTAATTTGGGAGGAGGTGCAACGATATGTGGTCTTATTAATGATATAGAGAAAAAATGAAGTATATTATATCAATGGATTGGAATATACCTATCCCAATTAGAATTTACAAACGGTGGGACTATAAAGATTTTGAATGCATTTGTAAATATTGTTCGCATCCAGAACAATATATTACCGAGTGGGATGGATATTCCCATTTATGGAAACGGTGTGTTGTTTGTGAAACTCGTGTGTGGCACTATCATCAAATTTGCAGTTTATATAGCCGAAGAACACTTCTAGTATGTTTTTATTGCCGTGTGCCATTTTATAAACAAGGAATACGAAATGGAGAATTGCATAAAATAGTTAAATCTCGACTAAATGAATAAAAAATCAAAATAATAGTTATAAACTTTATTATTTAATTAATTTTTTGATGTTCGATTTAAGTTTATCCAAAAAATAAATAAATAATTATCTTAAGTCGAAGGTTGTCCTATGTCGAGTAGCGGAGCACAGCCGAACCATCAGAGTAGACAATGAAGTTCAGACATGATGCACTCATAACAAGTTGGGCGGGATTGGCTGCAGAGATCGGCGTCGTAAGTGTGGAACTCACGTAATCAATGTAGAACTCACGTGCCCGAGACACATTGATGTGTCCTGACGGCTGGTAGGTTCCAGGGTAAAGACAGAAACTTACCATATAGACACCCTTGTCATCAGGAGTGGAAATACTGTTGTCTCCATATCTCAGAGGCATATAAGAGTTGTAGAAACGTGCGGGGAATTCGTCGTAAATCTTGATACCGTGTGCCTTAACCGTCATAGTGTCGATAGGATCGACTTGGGTGTCGACATACGCACTCAGCGGGTTACCAGTAACAGCCGCACGGGTCACTCGCGAGTAATAGTGCCAATGATCAAGATGGTTAAGTCCAGTGCCAGAACCAGCGTAATCCGTGTTGGTAACGGTGCCGTTACCCGTGGGGCGGAAACCAACAAACATGGTCTCGACAGGGTATTTCAGGTTCGGAAGACGAACACTAGCATCGGCCGTGTCAAGGTTAGTCATCTGGCGTTTGTGAACACGGATGAGACTGAAACCAATACGGCTGATGAAGATGTCGTGCACCTCGGGGTTGACGAAGATGTTGTTGATGTAAAGTTCACACTTCTGGACGGTTACCGAGCCGAGCGTTCCCGCCACAGCAGTGCCTCGGACTTCCTGTCCAACAAGGCGGTTCTGTTCTTCAAAAGTGACATCGATCTTACGTTGACCGAAGGGGATCGCAACCGACGGGATAGCCAGACGGGGATCTCCGCAGAACCAGAACAGGAGCGGAATAAACATCTCAAGAGCACCATGTGGAGACGAACCAGTGCGAGGTGTCTGGAAACCGTTCTTGTAAACGCCACAGATACGGGAGTTAGTAGGGGCATCTCCCGTGGCTTGGAAGAATTCGGCCGTTGTGCCAACTTCCTGACCAACGCAACGAGCGTATCCCGTTTTCTTGTGTGAAGGCACTTGCATCTTACGGTAGAAAGCATAGTCGTCGGCATGATACTCATCGAGAGGATTGCCGTTGACCGAGAAAGCCACCTTACGCATAAGACGCTCTCCAGGGTATTGACACCAGCGGTAGGTGGGGGTGGTTCCACCAGTAGGTGTCGGATCGCTCAGTTTGATATGGAGAACCATATCGTGGAAGAAGTCACCAAACTGAGGGATGCTAAAGTGGACAATGTTGCCCAGGGTGGTAGTGCCCGCCTCGGGAAGCACCTTGTTATACTCGTAGCCAATAGCAACAAATGGCTTGAAGTGAGCATTCATGAATAGGATATGCGTCTTTTCGATATCAACGAGCGTTGGCGTGGGAGACTGTCCCTTCGCCTTACGCATATCTGTAATCGCCTGCAGACGCTTGCGAAGCAAGTCCGTGGCCATTAGCATGCGATCTTGCTTACCATCATTGGTAATAAGCGTAAAGATACCAGCGGCAGACATGTTTTGTCAGTATATAATACTACGATAAAAAAGTTATTTTAATAGTATTTTTTGCGATGCTTATTATAACAATAACATGGGTGAAACTTTGATGGAAGTCGGCGTTGCCGTAATTGTAGTGGCAATTATTGTCATTGTTGTCATTCTTATGATGGAACGGCGCAAGGGAGAAAGTTATGTTGTAGAGGGATCGGCTAATGTTGTGCGGAATAAGGACGGGTCCGTTCGGGAGGTTCTTGGAACGAAGTATCACGTTCCCGACGATCAGCCCTACTATGTTCAGGAGTTTGTCCGTGTGCAGACCCCCACGTGGAATGCCCTTGAGCGACGTAATCTGACTGGTGTCCAACACAACCCAGCATGGTCGCGTAATCTGTCCGACGTGCCTAAGACCTTCCCTCCTGCGAAGGAATGGGGTATTGATTACCGCACTTATCGACCTCTGTAAAAAATGAATTGGTATTATATATTACACCATGGACGACAAACCACCCACTCCTACCGATGAAGTGAAAGTAGAAACTCCAACACCTCCTTCAACTCCTCCAACACGATTTATATGTGGATATACTGATTATGTCCCCGAATATGATAATGATAGCGATAATGAAGACGATAATAATGACGACCAAAAATAATTTTGGCATATGATTAATTATTATTTTTTAATTTAATCACGTCTGCCATTCAGGCAATTGCCGTGCACTAGGATCAGTAATATCGGTCCACTTGGGACGCCAATATTTATTTGGTCGTGCATTATAACGGTAATACATGTAGTATAACATGATATACCATGATTCCTCACGAGTCCGAAATTGAATACTAGGATATGCAAGTGTTTCGGCATGTTCCTTTAGTTTGTCAACCCATTGAGTTCCAACAGCATCACTAAACGCGTCTTTGGTTCGCCAGGTGATTTCTTTAGGGAGATAATTTTCTACTGCCTTACGGAATAGATATTTCTCGATATCAGTATTGCGATAAACCGCCACGGATCGACGAGCAAAATCAATAATACCTCGACCGAGTAGGGGCACCCGTAGTTCGAGTGAATGAGCCGATGTAGCACGGTCAGCCCTCATAATGTCAAACAGATATAACTCATTCAATCGACTATTAATCTCATCATAATATTCACGATCGCTCGGAGCATTCTTAAAGTAAACATATCCACCGAATGCTTCATCTGCACCTTCACCAGAGAAGACAACTCGAACATTAGTGCGTTCTCGGATATAATACGCCAACATTCTCATCGGTGTTGCCGCACGAATAGTTGTGGTGTCAAACGTGGAACATGATCGGACTGTTTCTGAAACCTGCCGAATACCTTCCTCAATAGTGGCCGATACGAGGTGATGACGCACCCTGACCCCATATTTTTTGCGAATATATGCTACGACAATTCGAGCCTGATCAACATCGGGGGCATCGGTGTCTTCAAAATAAAATGTAAAGGCATCGAGACTTTCGGGGAGATTACCCTCTTTTGACATAATATCCACTGCAATGGAAAAGACGGCACTTGAGTCAACACCTCCCGATACTAAGAAACCAATTGGAACATCAGCATGCAATTGTTGAGCAATTTCTGCACGAAGCAGATACCTAATTTCAGTCGGAACTTGTTCTTCTGGCATCTCATCTTGGGCTAATATAAGTGCCTTATCATACGGCAGAGACCAATCGGTCATCCATTGACTTTCAATGCCTTTTTGATCGACAAGCATACCAGGCTTAAGTAATATAGGTTCGAGATCTCGGTTAATACCACGTTGTTCACTAGCCATTTCCATCGACCCATTATCGGTATTATAGTTATAATATAGTGGACGAACCCCCATATAATCAGTAACACCAAATATGAACCCACGTGTCTCATCTACGAGAACAAATGCAAATACCCCACTTAGCAGTCGAGTAACAAGTTCAATATCGCGAAATTTCTTATATAGTAGTATAATAACTTCACAATCGCTATCGGTCTTGGGATCAAGATTGTGCTCCTTAATGAGTTCGCGGTAATTGTAAATTTCGCCATTACAGGCGACGTGAATGTCATCGTGGTGAAACGGCTGGTCTCCATTGTGGACGCCAATAATGGCAAGTCGATAGAATACAATGGAGACATGGTAAATGCCAAATTTAAATGTATCGCACCGACGCATATCGGGACCACGATGACTTAGATCATGTTTATCAAGATCTACGGTATGGGGCTTGTGTCGAGAAACGATAACGCGAATTCCACACATGGTTGGTCATACAATATAGCATTTCAACTTTCAATACAAAAAATATATGTGATATATGTGATATAATCGGATCTAATCTTCTTTATTAGCCAAATCGCCATTGTATTCGAAACGACGACCATTAAGTTCGATATTGCAATCAAGTCTGCCCCTTAATGCTATAGCGGATGCTAAAGCGGGAATAGCAGCCCCAATTGGAACGGAGACACTTACCATTGCAAATGTTGCACCCGCGGTTTTAATACCGTGTTTGAGGGATCGTGCACGAATACCGTGTATTACGCCATTGCCTACTGAGAATGCACCAAGTGCCATGATTGATTTACTAAATAAACCTGCTTCTGTCCATAGTGCCATGATGTGTGTAATGTAATTATTTAATTTCAATTTTTGTAAATTACATCTAAAGGCAAATGATAAAATATATAATAAATACCTACACTCGTTCGATGAGTCAAGCCACTAAGAAACGTGGTCCAGGGCGTCCCCCTAGTAGTGCTAAAGCGAACAATATCCCTCGTGTGGGTATTCTCACCGAACCTAATGATCCGAATAACATTATTGAACTTAAATGTTGTAATCCTTCCATTCTAACAAAACTTTTCAAGTTGCTTAATGCTTACAAGGTTCGTGAAATTTTGTTTGAATTTAAGAATCGCTATGTTTATCTAACAGCCAAGTCGCACGATGAGCGAGTAATTATTTACACTACCATTTCAGGTGCCCATACCCATGGTTATTATTCTAGTAAAACGGTATGTATGGTTGTTCCATACGATCTGATTGCCACTCAGATTGCACGGATTGACCCGAAGCACATCGACAACATCGTGTTTTCTCGCCGTGCTGGTGAATCTGAAATTGGTAAACTTCATGTTGTCTTACACAACCCAGAACTTGAAATTAGTTCGCCAAGTGATATCAATGTTAATAATACCGATCGATCGGATGAGATTTATGAATGGAACGAAAAAACATATCCAGTTTCGTTCCAGTTGCCTAGTAAGACACTTAAGAAATATATTACCGACATCAGTGGGGTGTCGCCTGTTGTTATGATTGAAATGGCATGGAATGGACCACTCAAGTTTAAGTATAACAAAACGTTAAACACGATTGTCAGTGAAGATGTGTTTAATAATCCAAAAAAGATTGATCTTCAATTTAATGGAGATGATGGAACTATTGTTGGCACAACTGTGCAACTTGTTCAATTGCGACCTCTTGCAAATACTCAAGTTAGTGATAATGTTCGCCTATTCGTCGATTCTGAACGTGATTTGATTGCCACCATTAGCATGGATCCAGCATTCGAAATCAAAATGCGAATTAATGTTGAGTCATTTGAGGATGAATAGGATAAATACGATAACCTAGATCTATTTTTTGACGACTTTCATGAAATCCCGATACACCCCTATGGCATGACGACATCCTTGACGTGCCAATTCAGGAGTGCCCTTGAACCGAATGGTGGTGCGACGAGATGTCGGATGGGGGACTTTATAACTGTCATTGGACACACTCGGGTCGACATCGTAGATGGCTCGCATTAGCAGATGGCCAATAGTATGGGTTTCGTTAGAAATTTCGATCACATTAATCTCAGAAGTGAAAGTGAAACTTACACTCTCAGTTGTGATATCAACATCCTTAACAGTTTCGAGAACTTCTAGAATAGAGGCTAGTCGATCTATGATGTTTTGAAACACAATAGGTAAGAATTCATCTGGTTTGATAGTTCCGAATGTGCGGAAAGTGTATGCATATTTAACATCACGTTCCTCGGGACTTGACTCTGTGGCTCCAATTGGTTGAAAGGCGGCGTTTTCATATCCATATCCCTTACGGGCTTGAATATTATCAATACGGATTGTGCGGTTAGGCTGAATGGCTACAATGGGATATGTGCCATCGCAAACATTATGATAATCAATGGGTTTGCCACCCACTTCGAATAAAATATCACGCGAGTGAATAACCACAATTTCGTCAGTTTGGTTTTCAAAGTCTATAGTCGCACGGAAAGATGGATCCTCTGCCACCTTTTGCATAATTGGGATGAGGTTTAGTCGAGTAATAACAAAGTCAGAAACTACCTTAGTGTCAGTTCCTGATACATTGCTAATATCCGTGTCCATAACCCATATAGCCAATTCACTGCGTGCAGTTCTAACAATAGCATTTGCGTAGGCGGATGTGCCCAAAACGGTCAGGGATATGGCATGTCGTTCTAAATGAGGCAACTCATCGATCAATTTGGCAAACTGCTTATCGACGGCTGGTGCTGGTATTTTCTTGACACTAACTCCCGTTAGTTTGGTCATCTGTTATATAGTTGTATATATTTAATTACAATTCAAATTTTGCAGATTGCAAAACACGGGATTTATGGAATAAAATAAACTAGACAATGTTTTATAACAGTTATATAAGGATATACTAATGCGGACTTTAAGTATCGATCTAAAGAAAGTTAATTCGACGGCCAACCGTCGGCTATTAAAATACATTGATTCGGCTATGGGTATGCTTCATTCGACAGGGTGTAAATTTGCACTCAAAATTATTAGCAAACCGAAGAAAACTGCTAAATATCCCTCTATGCGATATGATGGGCAAATTGTTCAGGGTGTTGAGAATATCATGTCTGTTATCGATGAAGTAATTGACGATGCCAACTCACGTCAACGTCGTCAACAAGTATCCCAAATGGATGATGTTAGCAATTATATGCAACAGGAGATGGCTCATGGTGATGAAGGATATTATGATGAAAGTGATGGCGATACCGTTCAACCATCGAGCATGCAGAATCGGATGAAAGAAATGAACCGTTTACGAGGTGATCGGGGTAATGATGTTTCAGAAGCCTTTGTTGAACCCAAAGGTGGCGACGGTGGTGGCGGCGATGCACCGCGACCTGTTCGTGAGCCCAAGGCCCGAGCACGTCCCAAGAAGTCTCGCCGACAGGAATTGGAAGCCCGTCAGGGTGGAGGAGCCCGTCCAGGTGGTAAAGGTGGTAAACGCGAACGTATTGTAGAACATGCCAAGGGTGATATAGGTGGCGCATTCAATGCAATGAAAGCAAGTGGTAGGGCTGGACAAGATGACGAGATGTTAGAGTCTTGGTTTGCGGCTAACCAAGAAAGCTTTCCAGGTTCAGGTATGTAAATCCATATTTAAGCACTATGTAAAAAATTGAAAACCATATCCCCAATTACTACGACATCACAATGAAGTTACACATGAACACTGGTTTTGAAGATTGCGATCCTCCTAACCGCCGTTCCGTGTAATGCTGTCAGGTAACCTCTAATTATAAACAAAAACAGGTGCAACTGTGGTAGGTTGGAGATTTGAGTATTCATTGCTCAGCAGATTTTCGATCAATCCGCACCATTTTTTGTTTGGAAAAATTGAATAAAATTATATTAATACATAACGTATTTTTTGACAAATTCAGTTAATTATCAATTAAAAATATCTCCAAGTATAATACAAGCACATCGGGATGTCGTTCTGTAGCACAGTATTCCGTGCGCGAGGGCTTGAGGATATTCTACCCGATGTTCGTAAGTTTGCGGGAAAACACCGCAAACCATACGAGGCATACATTAACGAATGTGTGAGGCATCTGAAAATTTCACGTGCCGACGCCAAGCAACGGTTGGCCACTATGATTGCTCGGTGTGATTGCACCCAATATATTGAAATTCATCGGTTGTTTAAATATCGTGCTACATATAATGAATTCATTGCCGTGCTCCAATCGCGTAATATTGAACTTATTCGGATTTTTATTGATTATGGATACCCCAAATATTACCCTAATGAAGAAGCCAAAAAATTACTGCTTATGCTTATTAGTCAACTTGAGCACTCAGATCTAATCGTCCAACTTTGGGAACGGGCGGAACTACTTCCGGTTGCTACAAATTAGACATCATTAATAAGTGTTTGTATCATTTGATCTAAGTAAGAAGCAATTGTGATATAATATTCTTCTAATTGGGCTGGGTCTGCATCGGCGGGACGCTCAACAGAGGGTGGGGTTGGAACTCGCGTATTTGCATATTCGTCAGATGACATTTTTTGGACTATAAATTCACGTGCCCCCTCTTCTGTAAGTTCAATCACTCCATCGTATCCAAGAGTAGATGCTAATGAGTTAAGCACATCGAGATATTCTTGTTTGGCGACTTCGACAAGATCGGGTTTGGGTGGATCTTCTCCTAATTCCCTACGCATTTCGTATTCCCGTTGTTCGTATTGCACTGCTCCGCCTATAGCACGTATTTGATCTCCTGAACCCACTACGGTTGTTTCACCACTAGGAATACCTCCCGCAATTTGTGTCAACCTACCGAGCATAGTATATATATATTGGAGACATTTCAATTTAGTTTAAATAACTATGGATGACATAATTCGAGGTGTAGTTCGAGGTGCTATTGCTGGTTCGGATTGGGTAAATGACACTGCTCGTGAGCCTGAGATACATATGAGCGTTATGTGGCGAATTATGAAAGGTGTTGGATGGGGTCAGCAGGGTTTTGAAACACCTCGACCCAAAAAATACGCTACCCTTATGCAATCGCATTATAGCAATACTGGCACCGAAAGTGCTCTAGTAACAATGACAGATCCTAACTATACTGATGATGGGCGTTTATATGCTCAGAAATACAAAGGGACCAAATTAAGTGGATGGGATCCAATCTTCCGCGGTGTTATGTGTGGATTGACATATCCCATTCCCAAAAAATCACTTGTGGCTACTGTATCTAGTTCATTATACACCCATTCAAATAATGTATTCAGTATTGCTTCAGCATTTGCATGCGGAATTATATATTATACCCGAATGGGGGCAAGTAATAAGTTTTCGAAAACGCACGATACTGTTCAAGTAGTCGTTGCCCCAGAAAATGAAGATGAATATTATCAAATGTTAGAATGTGAAGATTTAGCCGAAATTTCAATTGCGTCTCCTTTAGCCGTAGTTGCACTTTCTCGGTGGTTTATGACTATGCGTAAGTGTAAACTTAAGACCGTTTTTAAAGCACTTCAAGAACAAAAACCAGATGCCCCAACTAATTGGTATGCCTATATTGGTGTTCTATGGGGAGCACTTCATGGTAATAATAAGTTTTCTGATCGATACAAGCCATCGCCACCTTGGATTGATGATGTTGTATTAGGAGTTCAAGAATATGTAGATAGTGGAGATATATCTAGTGTGGTGCAAGAACAACCACAAAAAGACGAATCTGATTATAGTAGTGAGTTCGAATCGGAAGAAGACACAGAAAGCGATAGTTCGGATGAAGAGATTGACGAACCCTCCGATAGTTCAAAATCTGGGTCGGGATCCGAATCGGAATACAGTAATTATAGTCAAAGTGATGAAGATGATGAAGATGACCAACCACCTAAGCCTAAAACAAAGTCATATGCTACTGTGGCACGTGCCCGTGCACCCATTGATCTAGATGAATTAGGAATTTAAAGTTAGTCTTGTGATATTATATTGTATATTATATAACCCGTCTAGGAATAAATCCTATGGCTCTTTTTGATAAAGAAATTGGCCGTGAATGTGCATTGGATATAACGGGACAGTCAGAAGGGGCGTGTTCTCCTCCTCCCGTTATTAAGCAAATTGCCGAACATACGGAGGCCGAAGGATTATCCCCCGAAGCCGTCATCGAACATGCTAAGGCTAAAACGGGATGTGAGACCGAAAAATGCGTTGTTAAGAATACTCTTGGATCGGATTCAAATGACGTTTTATCGAAACATTTTAAGCCTATTGGCCCACATAATACAACAACATGGTTAAATAACCATAACATAGATCAATCTTTAGCCCAATGGAAAGCCCAGAACCCCAAGTTTTTCCACGTTCCGTTCCAAATGATTGATTTTCAAGAACCACCTGCTACGGAATTGGGTAAATTGGATATGGTGAAGTTAATACAAGAAGGATACGATACTATGGGTTGTGCGGTAAATACAGACGTTCGTAGTGGTGGTGGTATCCATTGGTTTGGTATATTTTGCGATTTTCGAGGTCCTTCCTTTACACTTGAATACTTTAACTCAAGCGGTGTTCTCCCATACCCAGAAATTCATGCATGGTTAGTTGAAACGCAACATGAGATCAATAATGCAAATATAGGCAAAAAATGCGATATTGTTATTGCATCGCGTATTGTTCATCAAACTTCCACATCAAGTGAATGTGGTAATTATACGTTATACTATATTTATTCACGGTTGCGAGGTGTTCCACAAAGTGCATTTGAACATAAACGCGTCCCCGATGAAGATATGATTGAGTTTCGCAAGGCTCTATTCAGTAAAGATTAGAGCCAATGGCAAACCCTCCATATATTTGGACAGAAGATCATCGTTCGTATATTTGATTGTAAAATCAAATGTCTTATTTTTTGCTGTTTGAAGTTTAGCCATTAAATTCGACAACTCGGCAGTAATCTCTTCAAATTCGGGACTAACGTCCTTGGCTAAAGCAGATACATGATCTTGTAAAGTTATAATATAATCTTCCAGATGATCATCTACTTTATTAAAGTATGAATATATCTCATCGGCCATTTCTACAAGATAACTCATATCCAGCGGACAGTTTTCGACACATATTTGCAAATTTTGAACTTCTGCAAATAATTGAGTCATATGTTGACGAAATGTAACTAAAACAGATTGCGGTAAATCCACATATTCGTTACGGTTTGTTTGGGTCGAAAAATCGGGGATTTTGTCTTGCAGCCAATCAGTAATGGTTTGTATCATTACAACACGAGTATGCTGACAATTTTCAAGTATATCTTTCCAATTGTCAAATATTCGTCGATCATTGTTACTCATCCATTTGGGCAAAGACATGGTGTATCAACATTATGCAATTCAATTTTATATACTAAAATATTTAAGATTTTCAATCGCGGTTTTTGTAAACAGTGAATAGAGACTGCTTTTCGTCAATAGCCCGATACATATTAGATTGTTCTTTGAGAGCCGTATCTAGGGAAGCCTTAACAATTTTTTCAACATCGTCGGGCGATTGGGATGCTTTCCATTGTTCTCCTACTTCGCGTCTAAATTGCTTAGACGATGTATTTACGTCAGCCAAGTAGGATAGTCGAGACTCTCGCACAACAAGTGGGTTCAAATTCTTGCTAAGTCGATTGAATTGTTGCATCATAGACGCAATATAAATGTCAATAAGTGGATCTCCCAAAAACTCCCCTACTGATCGCACTGATTTGCTACCAAGTTTCTTATACCGCTCCATTATTTGTCGGGTCACCTCAAGTCGAATTTCAGCCAATCGAGGAGGTGTTTCAATCCATGTAATCTCCACAGGTGGTTGATGGAATGAAAGAATACTTTCTTCGACCGCTTTATTAAGTGCGGCAACTCGAGGATTTGGTCCAACCACAACTTGGGGGTTCAAATTTATAGATTGCCACATTTTACCGTCATATGTCTCAAATGCAAATACTCTGGCTGGCGATGCTACACGGGAATACATTTTTCTCGCTTTGGTAAGATCGGACGCCTTGCCACCTATATACAACTGGGCTTTGGCCTTTGATGGAGACGTTAAGTGAATACTGTCGGTTTTATCGATTATATCCATTGATACCCCTAATTTCCGATCTGGAAGATCCCGTAATTTATCGAAATCATATATGTAGTTTGTGTTCCAAGTTAGGAGTATAACTGGTGCAGTTTGTGATAATTGATTAAGTAGTGGGACAAGAGACGTTCCTCGCGCACCAGCCTGTTTGATATGGGCTTCTAATTTATCCCATTTTGTATTGGGAGTTGGATGATATCCATACATTTGCAGAAGATTGGTTTCAATGAGATCAGTTGGGAGAGCAAATGCATCTTCAATTAATGCGGAGGAATTGAGTTCATTGGCTATAATGGCTTGGGCCTCAGGTTCGTCTGAGTGGGGTTGAAGTAGGGCTACAAGAAGTTCTGGGATCGCATATTTACCATATAGTGTATGAGTTTCTTCAAATTGATCTTTCTTTAACTGTGTCGCTTCGACCAACTGTGGTAAAATGATGTCTAGTGCACTTGGTTTACGTGCAAGTGCGGTCTGGGCGATAACGGCAGTGACCATTTTTTCGGTTTCGCGAACAAACGTATCACTCATAACAGCATTAACATCATCTGATGCAAAATCAAGTGTGTTGGAAATATCGTCAAGACGACTATGTAGATCCGTAATAAGTTGAGCAATTTGAAACACAACGCGAAGTTTTTGGTCTTGATCCACTTTATCCAAGGATCCACGTTTATTTAAATCATCACGAATACGTTCTAATGATGGTATACCTTCTTCGAGTGTGCGAATACGATCGGGTTCATCATATGACTGCTGGAACCGTGGTAATAAATCAATAATGGCATTTATGACTTGCGTTATGGCACGTGTAATGGGATCGGTATCCATGATATATATAGAAATCGAAAGTATTCTCCAATATATGCAAACCAATTAAAGAAATGCCGAAATCAAACTATAAGATGGGCGACTCAAATAATTTTCAGTATGCACAACCCGATATTAATGTAGCGCGAGAACCACCTCGCACATTTAATCCTACAAGGGGTGGTGGTGCCACTGCTACTGCATCGGTAGGTAATGCTGAAAAGCCAAATAAAAGCGTTGAGAGTTCAGGTATGATGCAAGCCTTATCAAGTCATAAAACACTTGTTATATGTTTGGCTGTTATTGTTATAGCTCTCATTATTGCGGTGGCGTATTTAGCAACTCGTAGGAAGGATGAACCTGCACGGGGAGGGGGTGGAGGGCGCCCCCCTCCAAAACCAAATGCTAAACCAAATACAGCAGTGGATGAAAAACCCACTGGTCAGCAACCAACTGTCGCCACTCCTACCGCTAATGGACCGAGTGTTCAAGAACTCGAATCATATGATACCGCACGTCGTCGGCGTCAGCGTCCTAACCAAACTGTTCAGTGGAAGGACGAACAAACAACTCCTGATGCATCCCAAAAAGCTGGACAGGTAGATATCGATGATCTCGGACTTGATGAGCCGTCTCCTAGGAAATCTTCTCGGTCTTCTCGTAAGGGTAAGAGTAAGGATAAGGATAAGAAACGACGTCATCGATCGTCGCGTAAGAGTGGTCGTTCGGCCATTGACACCATTGATGCGGAAGATGACAATATTATGAATCTTATTGATGAAGCCGAGAACCAACTCGGCGATACCCAATCTGTTAAGCAAACATCACCTCGTCAAACTATTGATATAGATGATCTTGATCTTGGTGACGATGATGGTAGTGATTATGATGATGAAGTTGACGTTGTCGACTTAGATAACATCAGTAATGAAGAGAATGTGCCAGATATGGTATATGAGCAAATTAAGGTGCCCAAGTATGTTGCAGCAGAGGCCTCGGCTGAAGGTATTGATGAATTAAACCATGGCACTATTGGACTAGATGTAATTAAACTACTTAAGGGAACTTTCACGGGTCCAATGTTCCGTAAATGGGTAGGCACACAAAACGTATCTCGGAAGTTAACAAAGATCTAAACATTAAGTATAACGAAGTTATTTTTTGTGCAATCGTCTCGTGTCTTTTTATGGTCGTGTTATATTGCGGATAACGGTAATACACCACCTTTCTCTAATACATTTACCCCTATTTCCATCTAGAAAATTGAAAATGATATATTACATACACACGACTACAAGACACAACATCTACCAATGGCTACCGCTTCCCGAACCTCGCGTGAAAACGTGATTGGGGCACACATTGCTGAGGCTCGCACTCGTGCGATCTTTGCTGGATATGGTATTAACGGGGTCACTGCACCTCTCCTTGACCTTGTCAAGGGCGACAAGTTTGATTTTAATGCTCTTGATTCTGATCAGACGGCTGCTCTTCAGCAGTTCGTTGCTAACTACGCCGCCACTGTGCAGGCCGATCACGACCGCATGGCCAAGAACGGAGGCTTCACCAAGGAGCGTATTAACCCGCTTGACACGTGGGGTGGTCTTGATGAGACCACGCAGTTTATTAAGGCTCTAAACTTCGGTGCCTACCGCATTTCCCGTCCCGTTACGGTTCTTCTAACGGCGGTTCTGGACGATCTACTTAAGTCTCTCGGTGCCCATGGTATTGAGCAGATGCATCAGCTTGCCCCGAAGGCGGTTCATATCAACATGAAGTTTGCTCTGACTGACATTGAGAACACTCCGCTATTTGCTCTGATTTTCAACAGTGTTGTTCTTGCCAACGCCCGTGCGTCGATTGATGCTCCTGCTACCGAGGAGGATGACGCCGATGACACGGATGACACGCCGACCGCGTCTGGTCCTAACTTCCTTCACTACATTGGCGTTCTGGTTCACAGCACCAACTCGTCTGACCGTCGTATCGGCCTGCGTAGCGATTTTAAGCAGTTCCTCAACGATATTGCTTACGAGTTCCTGACCATGCGTCTCACTAACATTCTCCGTGAACTTATGGTGCTTACCAGCGGACGTATTGTCAAGGATGTGCATGTTTACAGTGCCCTCCGCATCATGCTCCTTGAGGGCGGTGTTAACCCCAACGACTACCTCGAGACGCTGAGCCAGCGTATGGAGACTTACGCCGAGTTTGCCGCCCTCGACACGGCCGAGGCTAAGCAGCAGTTTGTGCAGTCTCGTGGCACCGCCGCCCCTCAGGTGGTCAAGCCCGCTCGCTCCCCGCGAACCAAGGCCGCACCTGCCCCTGTCGAGCCTGAGCCTGTCCCCGAGCCTGAGCCAGTTAAGCCCGCTAAGAAGTCGCGTGGACGTCGTGCTACGGCCGCCCCTACCGAGGAGCCTGCCACTGAGCCGAAGAAGGTTCGCAAGTCGCGTAAGGCTACCTCCTCTGGCGATAAGCCCCGCCGTCGCAAGACTGTGGTTAAGGAGTAGATCAATATTTGCATTATACAAAAAATACATATACACAATTATTATTTTTTGTATAATGCAAATATTGATCTACGCTTGATACGAAGTTGAATAATTGTATTTACGATCCTTTTCTTTGAGATACTTAAACTTAATGGGAATTATGAAACACATTTCACCATACACAATTTCAGCACCGACATACGTTAGAGTTCCTGCTACCGCAGATGTGTCAACGGCTACAGTAATCGTAGTTGTCGACGGAAGTGCTACAACGCGAACACCATCAACATTGTTCAAGTTATTCATGATAGTGGCATCGGCAGTACTATCACTTACAACGGAACTAATGTATACGATACTGTTGACAGATAGACCATGTGTATTAGGCACAGTAATAATGGCTTGGGCTGCATTAGAGACCGCTGAAATGGTGTCGCGATCACGACCAAATGTTACTGGCTCAAAGGGAGATGAAAACGCAAATGATAGTGATGTTAGTGTTGTAAGAGGCTTATCAAACTTAAGAGTAGTACAGTCCTCGAAAATCGGCGTAAGTTTGAGTTTACCAGAACCAGATACTTCTTCGGCATTAAACATAATATGAACACGAACTCGGTCATTCACAACACCCGCCTGTTCGCGGAATTCTTGGATAAGGAGACCTACTTGGTGATAAGCAGTAAAATGTGAGGCAAACACATCGGGGATGAAAATTGTGCCAATTTCCATAGACACAATATCTTTAATGGCATTTGTTCCATTAACCGTTCCTTGGCGAACATATACACTATCTGAGAATTCGAAACGGATATTCTTACGTGCGGTAACACTGTCATCACCTGAAATACCACGGTTGCGGGTATTAACCCAAAGTGTGTTGTATTCCACCACGAGTGCACAGGGGTTCATAATACGTGCAACATCATATGCATTGTTCATTCCTAGAACACTTTGCACATCCACAGATGTCTCGGCATCGTCTTCCACATGATCTTGCTCACGCATTTCGCGGTTTTGAATATCACGAATTACGTCTTCTGCAGGTTCTTCGTCGCTATCAAAATCGTCGTCGTGTTGGTTAAAGTGGCGTTGACGCTGTTCTTCGTCTGTAAATACAGATGCCAACTGTTTAGCCGTAATAACTTGCACATCGGTTAAACTACGACGATTGAAAAAGGCATCGGATTGAGATGCCATATATTGCACCATATAGGACACTTCATCTGCTGATAATTCACGACCTATGATGGAACGAATGGCCCGCACTACAACAAGTTTCGAGTCTCGACTTTCGTATAATGATTGGATGTCCATGCTTATAATAGAGCAAACATTATTTATCTAACAGAAAAAATGAATAATATTATCCCAATACCGACTTCAAAATGGTAGATGATATAATATCTGCCGAGAAACGAATTGATCAACTTATCGCCAAACTTACACTATGTTTAGAGTGTATTCAACGTGCTCGTTTGTGTGAGACTACATTGATGGTGATAGGGGCTGGTATGCTAAATCCAGATATCATTCAAGATACAATTACACAAGCCCAAAAAATGCGAACATTTTACACATTCTGCAAAACACGGAAGTTTGGTGATACCGCCGAAAAATTACTTGTTATGCTCGAAGATCCCACGCGATGTGTCATCAAACATCGCAAAAAAGATGTATAATTGATTATGATACAATATGTTGTTTTTTATAGAGGATTACCCCGCATAAGTTGATCCGAATAATCGTCCATCCATTGGCGACCTTCATGGTAATTGAGTTCATCGCCTAAATATTTCCTAAGAGTTCCAGCGGTTGTATTAACCGAACGTTCAATGTTCTGTCGAGATAGTTCACCACGGTATGCGGCGTGGTGGGCAGTTAAGTTGCTCTCAGGAGATCCTTGGCCGTCATTAATCATGTTATGGTAGCGTTCACCGCCGTCGGCCCAAATTTGCTGGGGATCGCGCGCCAACTCTGTCCATTTATCGGTTGTGTGGTCGGGAGTATCGGTCCCCCACTGATACAAGGCCTGTGCCGTAGGTCCACGGTGAAGATCGGCGTATGTGGGACCACCGTCTTTACTGTATATGTAAGCATCCTTGTAGCCAGGAACATAAGCAAATTGGTTTTTGTAGGGATCAAGTTCTGCGGAATGTTGTAGAGCATCCGCTACCTCGTCCCAGTAAGGGTCGTTTTGCCGAGCAACTGCAACGTCTGCATTGTATGCGGCATCGGGATCGGTTTCTTCCTCGTCGACAGGACTGCCGTCTTCTGCACCTTCATCCAATTTGCTCTCTAACCAACTTGTTGTACCAGTATTCCATCCACCTAGAACTCCAGCAATCGCTGCTGCGCCTGCCGCAACAATGATTATATCGCTTCCAACCCAATCACGACTACGACGGGCAAGTAAGACATATGCTATGACAAGAACCACAATAACAATAATTACCCAGTCCATGGTTTCTATAATATGACATTTTTATTTTTTATAACGATTTATTCGGGGGTCGGTGTTGGCTTTTTACGCCGACGCTTACGCTTCTTTTTCGTTGTTACGGGAGATGCCTCCACTTTGGGTGGAGGTGGCGTTGCAGATCCACTTCCTCCACCACTCTCGGCGGAAGTGTCGCCACCGCCTGCAAAGATGTCATCAAACAAATGCAACTTATCTTCAACCATACTAAATAGACGGGAAACCTCAGGATTACCCGAACTACGCGCTTGGTTCATCCTTGAATTAAGCACACGGATTAACCGCTTAAACTCAAACGCTGTCTTCGTATCAATCTGATCATCGGTAGCGATATCAGTAATAAATGACTCGAAAATGATGTTAGGGTTGTTAGTTTGAAGCATATCGCGGTAGTATGTTTTAAAATTATCCTCTAGTCGATCAACTGATCGCTCAATAAGTTTAAACGCATTACTACAGCGTTCTAACCCAGGTGTCTTTTTGAGTTTCACTAAAGCGGCCACAATAACCTCGGAAAAACGACGAATATCCACATCAGGAGATGTTGTCAATTCATAGATATTCCGAGAGTGTTTGTATAACATATGTAGTGTCATAAGAAGATATTTCTGAGGATGCTCTTCTTGCATCTCGGGAGATGCCCACATTAGACCAATATCAAGATCACTGAATGAGAAAATACGAGTGCCAAGTGTAAGGTCTCCAATCCAATCACCCTTAAGTGCATCCGCATTAATAATAGCATTCTTGTATCGTCCCAAATTAGCACATGTTTGTAAAACAAGTTCGGTAATAATCGGATCATTCTTAAACGTTGCCCAATTTGCAACAATAGTTGCCTCGGTGTAATCATGTGCCTTTACAAAGTCGTCCAATCGTTGGGTGGCTTCGATAAAGTCGGTCATTTCGTAGTTAAACGATTGAATTAACGGACCGATTGTAAATGACTGAAGAAGTCTAATCCAAACATTAAATTCTTTCTTCAATGACACATATTTAGGATATACAATTTTCACATCGGCCTGATTGGGGTCCAACATTTGATTAAACATATTCATAAGTTCTTGGTTATCATCTTGTTTCGTGATAACCTTTACAGTTCCTCCCCTAGGCATAATTATATTCAATTATATATATTCGTCTAGTTAAAAATATACTTCAATCAATTAAAGAAACTAATTACAATTAATATAATATTGTGGTAAAATGTCTTACACCGAATTTAATGACAAGTTAACTAATCTTATGTGCAAACTGGAAATTAAGCGAGGTGATGATGCTAAGGTAAAACAATATAAGGGACGTGTGTATCTTGCTATTGATGGCATACCTCAACGCGTGATCGAATTAGTTGGTAAATCGTTGTTTAAATACAATGTTCAATTGAACAACATTCCGCAGTTTAAGAGTAAAGATGATGAAGAACCGAGTGGTTATGACTGGACGTGGTTTTTCCAAGCCGATTTCGACGGAGATATTAAGGCCGACGACCGTGATGAGGCCAAGGATATCAAATATCTGATTAACCTAGTGCGATCGGTTCTGCTTGAATGTGATGAGACTGAACGTATTGACATTTATTACGATATTATGGATCTCCTTGATCTGTATGTTGACCATTCACGTGGGAAAAAATGAAATGTATTAATATAATACATAATCATGAGCGATTTAATTACATCACTCCGTAAATTAATGGGTTTTGCCGATCAACAACTCGAACAAATGCAGGGATCGGTTCCACCACAATCACCACCAGCGCCGTCTGATACGGGAGCATCTACCCAAGAACAAGTTCCAGAATTAGAAGAAAGACTTCGGCGGATTGAAGCCGATTTACAATGGCAAAAAAGTTGCAATTATGTAATGACTGGAGTATGTGCTATTAATATTGTTCCTGCGATTATTAGCCAAGTTGGTCGTTATGCCATCATTGGCGGTGTAATTTATTACGGAACTGCAATGATGTATCCAGATTTACCCCTTATTCAAATGAGCAAGGACACGTTCAACGGTTTGATCAGGCGTGGCATCGCCATTAGCAATAACCGTGGCCGAAGAGAAGATTGAATTTTCCTTATATATAGTTTCGAGTGATGTAAGATATTCGGGACTAATTTTTTGTTCTCCGTCACGATCTCTTTCTTGAATACGGGCGACACATACTGGCACTGGACAATCTAAATACACGTTAACCCACTCATACCGAGTATGACAATCATACCGAAACACACGTGCCGTTGTAAGAAGATTTTCGATCTGTTTGTCATTAAGGGCACCATCACGATGTCCAAGCACGGGAAACACTTCTGTTTGCCAGAATGGGTCGCGTTCGACGATAACGATTTCTGCGTCAGATGGCACATCTCGATACATCTGGTTAAGACGAGACAATTGAACTTCCACCTCAAATGAATAACATACATATGGTGGGTGTGTAGTGTCGGGGTTCGTCTTGAAATCGTAAAATTGTTTAAATAATGTCCATTGATCGGTAGGCTCGAGTAGAACGGGGGCATTAAGTCGCGTACCAAGTTCAGTGGCCACAGTTGATTTTCCGGCCGCAATATTGCCATCTACGCATAAAATGGTTGGAGCCATGGTTGTATTATGATAATCTAGTTTCATCTTTTTAATATGAAAAAACTAAATTAATCAATAAAACATGTATTCTACTTTAAACCCAAAACTATCCCAAGGATCATCTTGTTCTATATCCAAGTCTAGATAGTTTTGAATATTATCAACGAGAACATCTTTATTACTTTCTGGACTATCGGGATTGTATCTTATGAATACACACGGTAATCCAAGTTTAGCGATGATATTATACATTCTTTGTTCATCGCATGAATAATCAGCAGCACCCCCACTTCGGCGGGTTGCTGGGTTTCACTCACTTCCTGTATGACGTTGTGCAACTGTACAGTTGCACATGAAAACGGGTGTGAATTTTTTGTATCTAATAATATACATATGGGAAATAAAGCATCTACCAAATATGCCGAAGTGGGTTCGTCTTTAGACGATGACGAACTTGTTCGCAAGTTTCACACCGAACCTAACCGTGCCAACTATAATCGCCTTATGATATCCAAAGATCTAAAAAATACGTGGTTTGATAAATTGGCTCGATACATATACCCAACATTACCAAATAACTCACGCAATGTCAATAATTGGGTTCATGTGAAGATAACCCACCTATTAACGGGGAAAATTACCGATCCCAATGAAATTGATGAACTTTTGATGGAGCATTATATCACTGGTAGTGCAAAATGCTTGGCTAGAATAACGTTATTAATGGAAAGTCCTTATCCTGAGGTTAAATCGAGGGCATTTTGGGTGATGGAAATGGATAGGTAATTTAAATTTAACAAACTCTAACTCATTATATATAAACCTAGTATGAGTGGTAAACCGAAAGTTGTGTATCTCGATAACAATAGCACGACTGCTATGTGCAAACAGGCACGGGATGTGCATCAGCGGTGGAATGAAAAATGCGAGAACCCATCCAGTTCATCGCGTATTGCCAAACCTAGTAAGAAACTCATTGCCGACGCCAAAGAATACATTCTTAACCACTGCGAGGTTTCAGATGATCCCGCCACTGGATACACAGTGTTATTTACTGGGGGTGCTACCGAAAGTAATGCGTTTATACTGCGGTCGACCGTCGACGCGTGGCTACTCAATCGTAAGTCTCGTCCGCATCTAATTATTTCGGCAGTTGAGCATTCGTCGATGATTAAGTGTGCCGCCGCTCTGGTGAAACAGGGCCGAGCCACTCTAACTGTCATTGAGCCCACTGTTGAGGGTGTAGTGCCCGTTCCCGCGATTGTAAATGCGATCACTGACGATACGTGTTTGGTTTCGGTGATGTTTGCCAATAATGAGACTGGTGCCATCAATTCGGTGAAAGCCATCGGTCGGGTATGCCACGACCGAAACGTGCCATATCACTGCGACGCCGTTCAGGGTTTTGGCAAGTATCAAATTGATCTGGCAAAGAACAATATTGACGCAATGAGTGCGTCATTTCATAAACTATGTGGTCCGCGTGGATTGGGACTAATGATTATTAGCAATGGCCTTATTACTGGATACGGCCTTGAGGCACAGGTCAATGGTAGTCAACAAGAAGGACTACGGGGCGGAACCGAGAATGTTCCCGCTATTGCGGCAGGTATGACGGCTCTTAAATGTGCGTTTCAAAATCGCCTAGAAAAGAACACGCGTCTATACACGCTCAAGAAGTCTATTGTTGACAAATTGGGAGCGATATATCCCGTGGGTGAATATACCAAGTATGTTCAGCGAGGTAATCTTGAAGAAGTCGAAACTGCGTTCGATGATGATACAATGGAGGGTTTCACTGGGGATGGTGTCGTTGAGTTAATGCGTGAAATTCGGGGAGGTGATAACAACGCTAGTGGATTTGCTCCCGTTGAGATTGTATTCTTGGGACCCAGTGTAGATGAAATTCACCGCAGTCTGCCTAATACTCTATTATTGGCCGTAGCCAAGAACCGATTAGATGCAAAGGGCGAATTTTGCAATGTGAAACTTCGGGACGCTCTTGATCGGCGTGGTGTTGTTGTAAGTATCTCAAGTGCGTGTAATACGGAAAGTGATAAGGCTTCACATGTTCTGAGTGCCATTCGTGCCCCACGGGTGATCAAGCAAGGTGTAATCCGTGTGTCAATGGGTGACTCAACAACAGCAGCCGATATAAGACAATTTATCGAGGCATTCCAGAAAGCCGTAGCCGAACAGATTTCTCCCGAAACCACACGGGCCGATGCACACGAACACCGTGCCAAAAAATCAACAAAGGCACCATCCAAGGCGAAAACCCCCTCTCGATCAAATAAGAAGAAATAAATTAACTACTTAAATGTATCCAAATAGGCTTGAACCCAATATTTATAGTAAATATTATACCAAAAGTTTTGACGCTCTTGGGCATCGAGAGGATACGGTAATTTCCCTAAATTGGCAAATGCAATTTTAATGCCAGTTCGTATAACATGATTACGTTCAATACGTTGTAAAAAGTCAGTTAAAGGAGTATCTGGGTTATCAAGAACATACTTAATGCACATATAATAGACATATATAGGACGATAAGTCCTATATAGTATAGCGTCGCTTATTACTTTTATTTTTTTAGCCAATACTAATTCGCAAAGCAATGCCTCAAATTTGACATCTGTAATGTTCACAATAGTTTCATTTTCATCAGGATAATGAGTATCGGTGGAACAATTTGGTAGAACCAATTGGTTTTGAGAATATGCTTGAATAAAATTCGCTACTTCTTCGGCGGGACTTAATAGTTGCTCATGTGCGAGAAACCACGCTATCGTGCGATAAATCTCTTGACGTGTGTATGTCATGATGTATCATTTAATGTTATTTCAATTTTTATACAGAATTGTCACCCCGTATTTCGGAAAGTTCCGATGCCGAGTCGCTTGATTCATCATTATTTTGAACATTGTCTCGTGATGAGAAAGTTACTCGTCCGCCTCCTCTACCATCGTCTTCTCCATCACTACTACTTGCAGGTATAATACTAATTCCTGATAACGGCACTTCCAATAACGGGGATGAACTCCGTCTTATACGTCGGCGTAGACGTTTCACAACACCCATTTCTTGATCGGGTCCAACACCGCCAGTTGATGAGGTGGGTTGTGTTATTGACCATCGTGCCATAGGTGAGGCGCCAGATGGCACACGAGGGGGTGTGTTAAACGACGCCGATGCACTCGGATCTGATCGTGTAATACGAATACGTTCGAGACCTCCAACTTCGATCGGTTGGGCAATATGAGATCCGTTGTATTCGTCTTTGAGCGATTGAGTGATACCACTAGGCACTGTAGGTAGCGATTGTAAATCGTTATTAAACGTGTTTTGTATGATTTCAATAAACTCATGTGCCATCATACGCTGGTCTGCCGTTTTAGTCAGTTCCCAAGTGATCTTGTCATAAAACATACTGCATATATTTCGTGCTGCTTTATGGGTGGCTCCCAGTTTTTCATGTTTTTGGTTAGTTCCCTGTTTAACCACGGCTGCTGCAATAACGGTCATAACATAACCTGCAAATTCTAATGGCTCCGATTTCCAAAATTGGTTGGCCGTTTGAAGAGCAGCGGCTAAAGCAGGCAACATAACAACAATTGTATTCATGTTTTTTGACCACATTTTATAGTAGATTTCTGCCCTCGAGTGCAACAGTTGTAATGCCTGTGCTTGTTCACCAAGACGACGACAATAGTTTTCAATTTCGGGTGTCCATTTGTTTGTATTTCTTTTGCCCATTATGACATCTATATTGCATCGTATATAATTTGTTGTAATATTTTATATATGTGCCATAAATTTTTCCATTGGATATATAGACGGATATGAGCGACGATTTCGATGTAGGAGGAGATGCTCCCGATGAATTTACCAGTATGTTAGTTGATGGATTATATGGTCTTAATTGGTTTGTTATGCTAATTGTAGTCCTCCTTTACGTTCTAAGTGAGTGGACAGAGTTTAACACTAATGTGTTAGGAAAACTGGTTCCTGGAAGCATTGACATGTCGGGAAATAAGACAGGTAAGGGTGTGATTGTAGTGGGCACGGTATTGGCCATCGTTGTTGGTCTTTTGGACGTGCTTCACCGCAGTAATTACATCTGAATACAATAACACATTTCTTTATTTTTTAGTTAATGAAAATAATTGAATTCCCATTTAGAGATACAATCCCTATTAAAGAAAGGGTATGAATGACGAAATATCCAACAAGGATATAAATTTTACCGAATTAAACCTTTCTACTGCAACTATAGCAGGTCAATTTTGCACCGACATTACTTTTGATCAAAAAGAACTTATACGCGTAGTTGAACCAAATGAACGAGTAGTTCGTTTATGTTGCAACTATGGTGATAAAATCCATTCAAGTTATGACCCACCTGAAAATACTAAAAGTAAACGAGGTCGAAAACCTCAAGTAAAAAACGTGGGTAATAGACGCCATCAGGGTAATGGTAGTAGTTTTAACTCTCAGGTAAGTTTTCATGTATTAGGTGACCATTTTGGTGATGCTACATCGCCACTTTGTGATAAAATATACAAAGTTAAGGTATTCCAAAATCTGAAATTTCAAATTCCTGGAGTAAGACATGATGATGGAGAAGACGTGGAAACTGTCATTGAAGCCATTCGACAGTTGCTATTGCAATATTTACCGATGTGTTATGTTCGATACTCGGAACGCGAAATTGAACGACTTACTAAGTTGCGACTAGAAATGAAACATACTCGTGCACAATTACGCCGTGAAATCAAAACCACAATATCATACCCACGCCGTGGAAAGTATACGTCACCAGCAGATCGCTTAACGCGAAACTACACTCAATCCGCTGAACATAAAGCCCAAATTCGACAACATCAAACAATTGTCGATAAAGGTATTCCAGACATTGACATTTCAGTTGAAGGTCTGAAATTCATCATGAAAAATTATGGATGTTGTATTATTGATAAAAGTATAGTGATCAATTTAGAAGAATTCAAAGTTTGTCTTAACGAGGCAGGTGTTGATAAAACAGTAGAACTCGAATCTGTCCGATATGATCCCGAAAGTTATCCTGGTCTAGTTATCAAAATTCGACCCGCTGGATCGAGTGCTAAGTATACCGCACTGAAGATCTTCAGTTCTGGTAAGATTAACTTACAAAATTGCAATGTGCATGAACATAAACAGGCATTAATGGATTGGCTCCAGAAATATCTACAAATGAACAAACACCGTATTCTTATCCGACAGGATGTGTAATGGTATGTGTGCGTTTATTGTATAATTATTTTTTTACCCAATTGATCACTATTGGCGAGAGAAGATATCTAAAGATGTGAAAGATATATGATATCAAGCAATATAGAAGACTACCAAGCCAAAGGATACTCTGAGTTTAAACAATTTTTAACTTCTTCAACTGTTCAAACTTTAAACGATGAAATTGATAAAATTGTTCAAACGCCGTTAAGTGAAACTATGTTCGACGAAAGTGGGTCGGGACTTGTAAAACAAATTCAATACTTATACAATTATGGTAAAGTATTTGAGGACGTTATTGATCTCCTACGTCCAATGGCATGTGAGTTAACTGGATACAAACAACTTAATGTTATCAATATGCAATTATTTGAGAAGCATCCAGATATTAGTAAACCAACACGCAGTCATCAGGATAACGCCTATTTTAAGGTGTCTCCACCTGCGGCCATCACCTTTTGGATTGCATTGGATGATATTGATGACGAAAATGGGGCGTTGTATTATGCTCCATATACGCATCTTACACCTACTCGTCGTCACCAGCGATATCATCGGGATACTACATTCCGAATGAGGTCTGGTGTTCCTGGGCTATCTTTGTGTTTAAAAGAGCATCCAGAAGAGACTGATTTGCTAATGCAAGTGAAAGCAGGTGATGTTTTAGCGCACCATTGCAATTTAGTGCATAGGGCTGGTCAAAACAAGAGCGAAAATCGCCGTCGTCGGGCTATCGGCGTGGCCTTCGTTCCAGCCCAATGCGATGCTGATAACCGACTTGTTGGATATGCTACCGAACAACTTCGGGAAGATATTCGACTTCAAGAGTATAAAAATCCAGCATTACATCGAAGATTAATGAAAACTTATGATTATCTATTCGAATAAATAATTATGGGAGACTGACAAAAAATATTTACAGATGAATAAACATCGTATTCTTATTAGGAAAATGGAAGAAAATATGTCTTAATCAGATAAACACATATAAACTCTTTTTTTGCAATATAGTGGTGATGAAATATATTTACCTTCTCCTAAGTAAATACCACCTCCTACTAAAGCATCCTGATTGTCATACACAACTTCCACAATAATAGTTGTCGGAGTTCCACATATCGAACAATCACCAGTATTGTGTTCTGCGACAATATTCGATTGCATATCGGCGACAGACATGTGGTTCCCGTCCCAAATAGGATTATTTACACGAACTTTACAATATTGTAGATTGACTCTTAAACCTTCCGAATATGGTATCGGGGTATTCAGATCACAACACCATAATGATAAATATTCCACATTATCAAATGAAGTAATATTATCTATATGCTTGAAACTCACATATAAATGCGTGATATTCGATGGAATTTTAGGTAAAGTTATTGGTTCGAGAGGAACCTTGTAATATTCAAGTTTTAACGAAGTTTGCTCTGGATTGACAGTCAATCTTTGTTTGTATTTTACGTTGAGTGGTGTTCATTGTTGTAATGTAAAAAATAACAAATTCAATTTTTGCATTGACATTTAGTAATCTTCAGCATCACGAATACTATCAATAGCACTATTCCAATCGGTAGTTTGGTAAGCATTTTCACCGTGGTTCTTACGACGAGTGGCCGAATGTAAAAATGCACTGGGTGCGAGGGCAAGTGCCATTCGAGTCAATGGTCCAGCACCCATATAATCCATAGCATCATTTGCTATCATTGCAATGTCATCGTCCATAGCGGCCATTTTAACATTCACAGTTTGAGACCAATCCGTAAGATCGGGAGAATACCCAAAATAATCACGCTTTCCGTCAAATATTTTCTCTAGTCCCTTAGCACCAACAACAAAAAGTTCCCGTGCAATCATACGTGATCGTAGTCGATTGGCTTTGATCTGGAGCCATGAATGAACCGATCTGAGTTCCCCCAAAGACGTATTCTCATTGGGTCTACTAATATATGAAAGATCATCTTGCTTTTCAAGTTGATGAAATAGTGAATTACACCGCTCAAGAAGTTTAATTCGCTCCTCTTTTTCGTTAATTTGGTTCACATCAAAGCCATCATCCATGTCAATTTGAGGTAAAATACCGTTCAGTAAAACCGACTTTTCATGTTCACTAACACCAAGTTGAAGTTCTGGATCTGAAAACATTGGACGTCGACGAGATTGTTGCGGAGGTGCCGTATCCAAGTCATTAAGAATATCATCAAACATACCTGTTGGTTTTGTTGAAGTTGTGGTAGGTTGTCCCGATCCCGCAAATAACTCTTCATTAATATCACCAACCATTTCATCTGCCTGATATCTATCACGGGGAGATGGAACCAAACGTCGAGGCCCCGCTTGGGCTTCAGTTGTAATCTGATTAAGTGTATTTTGGAAATCGTCAAGATATGATGCGGGTTCGCTATCATCCAACATACCTGCAGGTGCGGCACCTTTCATAATTTGGCGTTCTAAATCTTGCAGATCGATATTCCCACGAACCTGACTACTATCTACTAAATCTTTTATCCCAAATATGCTAGATGGATCTTCAAGTGTATTGTCCCCCATTGTTATATTTATTCTTAATGTAATTCTTTAAATGCATTGTGTTAACAGTTTTTCAAACAATACGCAACCGCCTGTAGAAAAGCATCCGCCATATCACTTAACTTTCTTTTTGGTATCTCGATACCAATATCAACATATTTAAGATAATGAAGCAAGGTATCTTTAGCGTGTGCTTTATTGGCTGCTTCGTTTGTCGAATATTTAACCTGATATTTGCCAATATCACCCGCTCCAAAATTGACTTGATTTTTATAAACAGGCCTCATTTCACGAGAACGTTCACCATATTCATACATAAGTTGATATGACACACCTCGTGATTTGTCATTTGGACCCATTTGATATTCAATTAAGACAAGTGCGGGATCAGGAATTTGGGCATTAATGATGGCCACCGTTCTTCGAAGAGCCACTGCACGTTCAATATTGGTCGTGTCCCGTAATTTGCGACCACCAAGCATATCTATGTTATCAATGTAGATTATCCGAAATGCCCGAAGAAAGATTAGATATGCATTTTCACCTGCTTTAACTGGATCATCGGCAAGATTGGCGGGAGATAATGCCTCGCAGAACTCTGTTTGCCAATTTTCGTTATAATCTATACAACATACACCTAAATTAATATTACCACAATCATACGACAAAATAATCATAGATGATATGTATTCTATGTATCCGATTTTTGTCTAATATCTCCGACAAGTAGATATTCATGAGCGGGGCACATTCGATTGACATATGCACGAAACTTGGTTTCAGTGTATCTAGCGGATGAACCGCCATATACATCAATCTCATGTCGGTATGGAGCACGTGGAATTTCATGAATTTCAACACCAGTAAATTTACGATATATGTATTTTAGCAAATACGTTCGTTTATCCAAATTATCCCCTGTGTATGTGACAATCAAATGGGTCATTGCACATGCAAAACCACATCCTAATACACGTTCAAGTTGAATAGTTGTAATATCATCCTTTGTTGTCATATAATTAGGAATAGGCACAGGTGGATTATCGTGTTCAAGACCACAATTAATACAACGGACAGATGTCCGAAAGACCCAATCAGATATATCAGTGAAAGTCGTGGGAACTATATCAAACTCGCTTTCATCATCTGTATTGTCATCTGTATCACAATCATCTTGATTAACATATAAATCTTCGAGATATACCCCCTTAATATACAAAATTGCCGAACTCGTTTCGTCGTTCATCTTCATAATATTAAATAAGGGTTTTTTCAATTGAATATTTTTTAAAATATTAGTTATATAAGTATAGAGGACGTGGGAAATGTCGTATCTAGAACCCGATTATTTGGGTGGTTCTTTAAATACGTATGATATGGGTATGAATGATCGACCGCGTGTTCGTGCTACTGTGCCACGCCCGTCTAGTTATCATTCAGGAGGTGAGACAAGTGCTATTCTTGAAACACTAGCCCGCGAAGCAGTTGAGCGTCGTCTTAATCACGATAGTGGTATTAGTCGACAGGATAAACGTCCCGCTGAATTAGCCAAACCGAAATCGGGTGGCGATGAAGGGATGGCAAGTGGTAATGCACCCAAAAACGGTGGTTGGTCTAATGGTATCGTTATTAGCAGTGGAACATTATTGCTACTTATTCTTGTTATGGTAATTTGCCTAGTTGCGCTTAATCTTATGACGCTATCTATGATGCGTGAAATGGTGCAGATTTTGATGAAAAAAAATGATGGTTAAGATATCATTACTATCTTTATTTTTTGGTAAGTGCATTTACGATTTAGGTCGGGGTTGAGATGCACGTCTTCGTTGACGCAACTCGGCTTGGCGTCGAGACTCACCCAGATTGATTGATTTGGAAGCAATATATGTGCGAATATCGTGACTAACACTATGACTAAGTTCTTTACCCCACGAGATGTAAAGTGTGCAATTTTTTTCATTAAACTCAATGTCATAATCATGCTTCTCGAGATCTCGCATAATCTCATAATGTACATATAACATTGCATCCTCATTGGTCATATTGGGCACATCAAATGTACTTGATAGGCGAAAATCTATTTTATCGGTATCGCCTTCATGGGCCGCTTCAATACGAATATAAATTGCGTCAAGAGCATCACTTACATATTGTTGAATAATTGCTCGTTTATTACTCTGCACTCTAAGATCTCTCGCATTGGGTCGGTGAGACATTTATATATTATCATTATACCTCATCTTTAGATGATGGTGGGGCAACCTCTTGCATCCACTCTCCAAACGCATATGCGAGTGATTTATTATGTGTATTCACAATACGCTCCATTTTGGCTGGAACTTGGAACAACTTATATTTTTCGGTTTCCACATATTGGCAAATATTGTCAACTGATGTGTCAAGTGTTGGTGCTACAAAGTCGCCAAATTCGAGCAATTTTAGGATCTGTCCAGCACAGCAAGTAGAGTAATCACGTGGTTCATCAATAGCAAATACAGGTTTGTTCATACTAAGGGCGTCAACGACGGTAGTAAATCCAGATGTTGGATACGAGATAACAACTAGATCGCAATTGACAAAGTTGTTGTAATACCCCTCACTCTCATCGTCTGATACCACAAATGGAATATTGTGGGGATCAATAAAGAGAGCCAGTTTGGCCATATAATGTTGGTATGCATGGTGTCCCGCTACATGGAACATAAAGATAACATCGGGGCATCGGTCGTAAATTGCTTTAAGATAACGCCCAGAGTCGGCAGTAAATTTAGTTACTGACCATGGACAGTAAATAACAACTTTATCATTACGTTCAACTGGAGGAGGTGCCGAAACACGAACCGTAGTTAAAGCACACCCCATTCCTGGAAGTTGAACTGCTGTTTCGGTGTAATTAGCGGGATTATCCCATTTGGGCATAATAAAGTAATCCATACTGGGCAATGCCGAGGTAACCACCTGCCCGAGCATACCACATTGAATTTGCCCTATACGGAGCGATGCAAGGATCATTGACCATACATTCATATGAGTAAAGTAAAATACACATTCGAAATTTAAAGTAGCCTTGACCTCTTGAATAGATTGTGCAGTAATCTGAGGTAGTTGAATGTGATCGTCGCAAATATCTTGACTGGGAAGTTCGGTATCTGTAGCGGGGTAAATTAAGGTAATGTGATATCCCATATTTTTAAGTTGTCCCATAAAGATGAAAGATGCCCTACGATCGGCCGATTCGTGGTTGCAATTATCAACAAAGAATGCAACGTGCCCTTTTTCCCATCCACTGACTTGACCATATTGTTCAACAATGGCGTCGTGCATTTGACATTTAAGTCGTTTGTAAGTGTCTAGATCATTCTGATGAAATACTAATGTGTATGCATACATAGCAAAATATTCCCAAACACCATACTGCTTTGCGTGTTTCGCAATGTTGGCAGGAACTAGATCATTATCATTGCCAAGTAGGTAGGGTGTCAAAATCATTGCACGTGCACATCGAAGATAAATTGGCATATCATCTTTCAAAGGTGATTGACAATCTACTATCATAGGTTTGATAGATGAGTGAGTTTTATCAGTTATAATATCACTCAGACGAGCCGTTGCCTTCTTATATGCATCCATACCACATACCATTAATCCTGTGTGTAGACCAATGTAAAAATTGTAAGACGCTTGAATATTAGGTATGACACAATTCGATTCAATCAAAGCAAGACCTACTTGATACCATAGTGTGGCAATTCGAGAAGGTTCTGCATATTGATCTGAACTAAAGATCAAATTAGATCCTTCGGTTAAAGCCTCGTTCATTAATCCACGGCGAATACATGTCTTCACGTGGGTAAAAAGTTGTTCCATGATGTATATATCGACTAAATTTGTATCTTCAATTGCTAGTTATAAATGAACTGACATGATCGAGCATCACTTGAGTAGTGGAGTCATTAATTTCACTCAACCGTGTATCAATTTGTGCTCGTGAAGGTAGCGGTGTCATATTACCAACCGTATTGGCAATTCGTGAAGCAATGTTGTCTCTGGCACATACGTAATCATTAAGTCCCAATGTTTCTAAAATACGAGCACCACTTTGTCCACTATATGACGATCGATTATCAATCGTGTAGATGGGACAGTTGTAATATAAAGCATCGACTATGGTAGTAAACCCACCAAATGGATAAGAAGCAATTGCAAGATCACACATTTCATACAATTGATAATATTCCTCGAGACCACCTTCTGTCACAATGTATTCAAGTTCTACCGTATCACATAACATTGCGATCTTGGCTTGAAATTTTTCATATATGCTGGAATTAAATATATGGAATACAAATATGGCATGCTTCGAGTGTTTTTCATATATTGATTTTCGCACTTCTAACAACATTGTAATGGCTTCGCGTGTAATTTTCATTAAAGACCATGGGCAATAAATCATGATCTGATTAGACGTTCGATGAAGAGGTGTAAATTCGATGTCAAATGATGACATATTACATCCCATATACGGAACAGACAACCGTTGTTCTGAATAATACGACGTATCCCATTCAGGCAACATATAATAATCCATTTCTGATAGTCCAGATGTATGCGTGTTGGCCAATAAGGCAATTTGCACACGTCCAATACGAGATTGACACAGAACAGTGGCCCACATTTCCACATGTGTTGTAAACAACATAACATCGACAGCATTATGAGTAATTACCTTTTGCAATGTGATAGGCGTTATATTGGCTGGTAAGTAAACAAAATCTTTGACACACGTGGGTAATTGCTGGCCTTGGGGAACGAATAATGTGGTGGGATAAGTTTGGCAAAGTTTTTTCAAGAATGATTGAATGGCACGATAGTCAGCACCATTAACTGAAAATTTCCCCATAAATATACCAATACGACCATTACAATAAATTGGGGGTGCGATGTGCGGGATTTTAAGTTGGGACACAATATCTTGACGATATTGTGTAAATTGTTCGGGTGTAATCGAAGCGGTGTAGTTGAGGGAGTTAAAGATCAACACTTGTGAAGATGAGTTAGTTGGAATAACTGGAGCGGGTAAATTAATAATATCAGCAAGTAGTGCCATTGCTGGTGCTAAATAGTGCTTAATATCAATTTCATCTAGAACAGGCGTGATAAGAAAATCTTGCATTGAACTATTGGTGTGAGTGGAACGAAGTTGTTTAATAATATGAATGTATTGCGATTGACCATATGACATAAGAATACAATGTATTAATATGTATACATGGCCTACTGTATCTGGAACACCCTGTTTTGGATTAATATTGGCTTCAATTGCCGATTGAAGAATATTAGGAAACAGATCTGGTTGAAAATCAGGATATTTTTGTATAAACCCTTGTAGTTTCCAAACATCATGAAACCAAAGATGATGATCCTGTTGTGATGCAGATGCAAAAATGTCGCGTATTAACTCCATATTGAGTGTCCTCTGATATAAAAAATATGCGAATATGTGTCTAATATGTATATTTGGGTTTAATATACATTTTATTCTTTTTGGGTATCTTTATTAAACCATTCTGCAAATTCTCGTTCCATTAGAGCATTATTATTCGATACAAACTCTTCCATATTAAGTGGAGTTAATTTTGTGGGGTTGTCAAGATATGCCACAATGGCATCGGCAAGTTGATCTGGTGATGTGGCCACCCATTCACAACGTCCCGCTAATTCAAGAATTTTCGCACCAACCCTAGTAATGAAATGAGATTGATGATCAATTGCAAATATTGGTGTATTGGCCTGAAGTGCATCGATTACTGTGGTATATCCAGTGTATGGTGTTGATAAAATGGCAATATCAGCAATATCCATAAATTGATAAAACTGTGTTAATCCACCTTCGGATGTGATATAATCAGTTCCAATATGAGGTTCGATAAATTCTATAAATTTCCCGTGAAATTTTTCTAGTGTGTTGCCTCCAGTAATATGAAATAAGAAACGGGGATTTCGATCCGATGCAATAAGTCTATCTTTAACTATTTTTACCAATTGTCCAGATTCGGGTGAGAACTTAGATACAGACCATGGACAAAATACCAGAATATCACGGGGGTTCTTCTTCACCTTCAGAGGTGTAAAATCGGTGGGATATGTTGTCATACTTCCCGCGGGTGTTGAAATTCGAATTTGATTTTCACTATATTGAGACGTATCCCAATCAGTAGTAATAACGTGATCTATTTCGGGAATAGCGGTGGTAATTGGATGGCCCAAGATCATAATTTGAGTTCGACCATAGCGATAATGTGATAGTAGGTTTGGCCAAATGTTGGAATGGGTAACATAAAAGGCATATTCATATTGATGTATTAACGTTTGCTGAATATTGTCCTTAGTTAATGTAGGTAAATTAATTATATCATCGAAAATATCATCTTCGGCCAATACTGTATCAGGATTAGCGTGAACAAGTATTGTGCGATATCCTGCAGATTTAACTACTTGAATAAATGCAGTGGCACATCGGCGATCAGCCGACCATATATTCGGATTACGAATATAAAATACGGCCGTCTTTTTGTGGTATTCCAATTTAGGAACTGGGCCTACATACATTCTAAGTTGTGTAAGTAAAGTGTGTTTAATTTGCACCCAATCAGTGTAGGGATTGATATCATACATACCAGAACAATGTGTCGCGATTACACATAATTGGTCAAATAACCACGTTTTACCCGCCATTACTACATCTTGAATAATACGAATAACTTCGGATGACGGAATAGGCTGACGTTGTTCATAACAAAATCTCATATAAGCAATACGATAAAATAGTGGTGCATCGTATAAATTGACGTCGTCTTGATCATAAGGGGTTCGAAAGAAATTGTTCATACTTCCACGTCGGATCTTACGCCACTCACGACATTTTTCGACATATTCTTCTACACCTAAACAAAGAAGTCCTTGATGTATATCTTTATATATCACAGATAGTTCGATGTTTTCTGGGATATAGAAAGTCCTATTTTGGGCTATTTGATCTGCTAAATCATCGTAATCGTCGGGAATATCATCAACATCTCTTTCGGTATACGGAGTTTCCCGATATTCTTCCAATTCCTTACCCAAGTTTTTCCAATTTCTTTGAACGACTGCTTGAAAACATTCTTCCATAAGATGGACAACGGTTTATCATATTTATTGATGTTTTGTTTAACTAAAAAATATTGCCGATTATATTAATTATTCCTCAAGTTCAAGACGATGGCTTCGACGAGAACGATGTTTCCTTTTCTTCTTTTTCTTAAGTTCGGGCTCAGCGGGCTCTTCATATTGAGCAATTCCATTAAACCATTCAATAAATCGAGACTGTGCATCTTCATTATATGGTTGACAAATATGAGCAAAATCCAGTTTATCGGGGGCTGACATTTTAGCAAGACGTTTGTGTGTTGAATATACTGCACCACGAGTTGAAACTTCCGTTAAGGGGTCGAGTATTTCTGCAAGCGGATGATTATCGATCACCATTATACGAATATTGTAATATGCTATATCAAGTAATGTTAAATAATGAGTTTCGGGAAGTACTATAGCATATTTAGCATTTCGAAGAAGATTAACATATTCGTCGCTATATCCTATCATAATGTAATTAATATCTACATTATCCATTATATTTTGTACTCTGCAAACATCGGCATGTTTCCATACCTTTTTATAAAGTACAAAGACTGATGAACTTTTGGCAGAAATCTTCTTAAGTAGATCAGTATTACCTTTATACTGATCAGGCGACCATGGAACAATAACAATATCTTTGTTCAAATAAACTAATCGAACGTCACTGGGGAATTTAATGGGCTTCCACCCATCATATTCTTCGTTTTCAAGATCAAGTGTGTAATCAATATTGGGTTGATATACTTCGGCCCCAGGAAGTGCTATTTGCACATGCGCAATCCGCAATCGTGATAGAAGATAAGCATTTGGAGTTTTACTGGTAAATATGGCTACTTTAAAATAAGTATCTAGATATCGTTCGGTATTCAAGCGACTAGTACTGGTAACTGTGCGATAATCATCAAACAAATCACGCTTGGTATCAGTAGTTCCGATAATAGTGTGGTATAAAGTGGTATCGCACCGCATTGTATTAAACGCAGTTACTAAATTTTGATATTCTCGTCGTTCATATGAGCAAGGATCAATTTCATCTCCTACAAAGACAACTGACATTTCGGGAGTTTCTACGAGTTTAGGTAAATTAATCGAAGCAATAAACGTGTCGTAAAAATGGTCAATATTACCATTGGCTTTGCAAATGGGATGGATATACTTATAATACGCAAAATCAGACCCCCCTAGTCGCAAATTGGCTAATGTGTATCGAACGAAATCGGGATCGGGTGTATCTCCGTTATCCACGAGTAGTTTATTATATGCAATCATAAATGGAATGCTACGGGTTTCGAGTAACCATTCGCGAGTTGCTGGGACATATGGACTACATACAAGATATTTGTGAATATCGGATGATACGTTGAAAAGATCTGTAATAATCTCTTCGTATTTAGATGAAACACGAAGTGTGTTGTGAAAATCTACATACACCGCCACCATATTGATGTTCATCGGCAACTTGTATCGGGTGCGAAGGATGGCACGAATAAGAGCAAAATAACGCCGAGCGAGTTCAGAAGTGTCGTCGAATTCTACACTTTCACGCATTCTCTCTAGAATTTCACTAAAGTGTAGTAAACCACTACTGATGTAAAGGGCGGGATCGAATTTTACTGCAGTAGACGCCATTATTTACTTCTATAATGAATTTTTTATATATCTTTAGTTGCCTTTATTACCGTCTTTGTCTAGGTGCATATTGCTCACGAAGTTGGTGAATTTCTGCACCATAATCCTTAAAATCAACATCTAGGAGTTTGACAAGTTCACGAATGGTATCTTTATACAATTGTTGCATTAATCGCACGCCTTCTGGGTTACGCTGAGTATGTGTAAATCGACCAACATAGGCATATCGGCTAGATGTGGGTATCGAGTCACTACTTTCAGCACGTCGAACCATCTGCAATAGCAATCCTACATAAATGATATCTTTACGTTTTTGTCCGTCGTCTGCCATTTTGCTGCGATTATATCAAAAAATTAACACGTGTCTAAGCCGTAGATTGTTCGGCGATAATCTGTTTACTAATTTCAAGACTTTCTTCACATAACTCTTTTTCATACTGACGCATGGTTTCCCAGTATACTTTGTCGATATGTATTTCTTCTGGTGTCATCTGAGATTTTGACTTATATATACGATTGTGTTCATAACTATTCATCTCACTTTGTTTGATAAACCACGGATGCCATAACGGATGACACATGACGATTAATTCTTCCTTATTAAATATGTCCCCCTCACGATGATCAGTAGTGAATGCTAAAATCATTCGACGAACTGCATCGATTATGCCTCGTGTATCGATTTGATGATGCATATTATCAATAGTATCGTTAAATAACAGAGCACCGTGCCAACACATCAATTTATTAGGGTCTTGTGCTAATAGCGATTCATCACGAAGATAGCGAAGTGCTGTTATAGACGAAATCTGTGGTGCCCATCGTTGAACAAATTCATTCATGTTTTTATGACCTACGATTGTGGTAGATTTATTATTTTCAGGATAGTCTTTTTTCATTGTATCTACTTCCGCATTTGTGTAATCGTCGGTTCCGTGTATTTCATCGAATATCAAATCATCAAGACGATCATTCTCAATTTCTTCAGGTGATAATTCGGTTGTATGTCCTCCTTGTGGTTCCATTGATTGTATATAAAAAATGCAATTCACTTTTTAAGTGGTGTTATACAAAAAATGATTTTTAAGATTATTTTTTGGTTTTGAATATGAGTGTTTGTTTATTTGAATAAACCGCTTACGTCGAATAGCGGAGGACCATAGAACCGTCGCTTATTAATGCAAAGTTAATCGCGGAGCCCGCAACATGCAGATCGGCCGTGTAGGTCGAGTCCACCACCTGTCCGGCGAGGTTGCGGCCGTTCGAGGGGGCGGCGTCATCGAACTCGAGGTAGAACTCACGAGCGCGCGAGACGTTGATGTGGCCAGACGGCTGGTAGACACCAGGGTAGAGGCAGAA